CACCTGCACCTGCACCTGCACCTGCACCTGCACCGGTGAAAGTTGAATCTCCCGATCCAGAGCCGGTCAAGGTCGTGACGAGCGACGCTCCGGTCGTCGCCGTACAGGAACAGCCACAGCAGGCCGAAACCGAGAAGGATGTCACCTATGACGATATCCGCAATATCATCAGGGAATTTGTTCTGGAAGCCGATGCCACGTTCGTCCGGCAGGTGCTCGAGTACGAGCTTGACGTGTCCAGTGCGAAAAACCTGAAGCCGGAAGAATACGGCAAGGCCTACGCTGTACTGGAAAAGGCGCTGAAGAACTTCCGTGAACACAACAAGGAACAGTGATATGGCACACTCGCTTTTTTCACCAAGCGGGGCGCACAGATGGGCCGGATGTCCCGGCTCCATCGTACTGGCAGGCACCGAGCCGGAAGAAACCGGCTCATCGGCCTCACGGGAAGGTACCTTCCTGCACGAGGTCATGCAGAAGCACGTCCAGCATCATGTGCCGTTCGACAAGTTCCCGCTGGACGACGAACAGCGCGCTGTCGTCACGGCCTGCACGGAATACGTCGAGTCCCTGCCGCGCGACTATGCCCTGTTCGAGACCAAAGTCAACTTCGGCCAGATGCTCATGCAGCCGGAGACGGACACATTCGGTACCGCCGATCTGGTACTGGTCAAAGGCGACACGTGCCGGATCATCGATTACAAGTTCGGCAGGCGGTACGTGGACCCGCAGGAGAACCTTCAGGGCATCCTGTACATCTTCGGCATGGTCGAGACCATGCTCATGATGGACGAGACCATTCGCACGTACGAGTTCGAGATCATTCAGCCGCGAGCAGGGGGCAACAGCGTGTCCAATGGCGTCTGGACGATCGATGCCAAGGACATTCCGCCCTACATCACCAAGATGCGCATGGCGGCCAACAGGGTGCGGCATGCCATGTCGGACGCGAACTGGCGCGATGACGACGACTATGCCAAATGGTGTGACACCTATCTGGACGTGTCGGAAAAAGCGTGCGAGTTTTGCAGGGCGGCACACAAGTGCCCGGCCATGCGCCATGTCGCAGAAGCGGACGTCTCGTCCGTCATGACGCCGCAGGGTGCACTGGCCGAAGAGTTCCCGGTCATGCTGGCAAACGCCGATCTTGCGCACAGATTGTCCCGTGTGTCCGTACTAAAGAATTATATCAAGGCGATAGAAAACGAGGCGATGACGCGCGCACTGGCACGGGAGGACATCCCGGGCTTCCGTCTCGTCAAGGGCAGAGCGGGCAATCGCGACTGGACGGACACCGAGGAAGCGGAACGTCGGCTTTCATCTCTGGGCTATGATACAGTACAATTCAAGGCTCCGGCCAAGTTACTGACTCCAGCACAGGTCGAAAACCGGCTGGTCGAGATGGACATGGGGAAAAAGGACGCCAAGGCGCTCGTCGATTCCCTGACCTCCAGCGGTCAACCCAAACCCGCGCTTGTTCCGGTCGAGAAGGGCGGTACGCCGTGGGATTTTAACGACGATATTGCAAAAGAGTTTGCAATTTTATAAGAACTGTTTTATCATTTAAATGAAATCAACCCAAACCCTATAGAAAGGAAAAAGGAAAATGGCAAAGAAACTGGGTGCTCTCGGTCGCGTCATGGTCTATGGCCGCCTCTCATTCCCCGCTCTGGCTAACCCTGAAAAACCACCACAGGAAGGCAAGCCACGCTACGCGGTCCATCTCTTGATCCCCAAGGACGGCGAAGATCACAAGCTCGTCATGGAAGCCTGCCGTGAAGTCTTTTTGGACAAGTGGGGCAAGCTGGACGACGCCAAGCGTAAAGCCACATGGAATGAAATCACGAACAACCCGATGCGCTTCTTCGTCCGTGACGGCGATACCAAGGCATACGATGGATATGCAGGCAACGTCGAGCTGTCGGCATACAACACGCTGCCAGCACAGCGTCCGACCTGTATCGACCAGCGGCGTAATGCGCTCTCGCCTGATCAGATCGAGCAGACCTTCTACTCCGGATGCTATGTGAACTGCATTCTGAATATCTGGGCGCAGGACAACAAAGCCGGAAAGGGAATCCGTGCTTCGATCGGTGGGGTACAATTCGCCAAGGACGGAGAACGGTTCAGCGGAGCTTCCATCGCCAAGGCGGAAGAGTTCGAGGAAATCGAGGACATTTCCGCAGAGGACGCAGGCGACTTCGGTTTGGTCTGATAACAATGGTGTCACTGGGCAACCTCCCGTGACGATCAGGTTTTCCGGTGTATCTGTACAGCAAACGCCGGTTCGATTCTTCAAGCCGGTTCCCCTGTACCGCAAACCGGGGCTTCGATATCAGTGTCCTCAATGAGGGCGCTGATATGAGAGTCAGGGGACAGGCTCTTGTTATTAACGTCACGCAGCAGGAAAAAAGTCCCAAATTTCTATCTTTTTAACCAAGGATAGAGTCTGTTAAGAAACCGCCCCCTCTTCGGAGGGGGCACCACATAGACCGAGGATTATCGTGGCTATCAAACCAATTACGGAAACCCTGCTCAAGATCGCAGGTGGCGAGCTTGTCGCCAAAGCAAGCGAACAGTTGAACGAAGTCGTCAATGCCGTTGACAATCTGGGAGGAAGCGGCACCGTCACCATCAAGCTGACGATCAAACAGACCAAGGCGGGAGTCGTCATGGTCAACGGAAAATCGACCTTTACCAAACCGGAAAATCCGATGGACTCTTTGATGTTCGTCACGCCGGAAGGCAATCTCGAAGATGAAAACCCGAACAATCGTGTGAAGGACGTTAAGGTCATCGAGGACAAGGGTAATCTTGTCTCGCTGGTTCCGGCACAGGAAAAAGAAGCGGTAAGCATTTATTGATTAGAGAGAGGAAACACCATGAATGAAGATGAACTGAACAATGTTGCACAGACGATCCTGAAGAATCTGCCGAAGCCGATCAAGATTCGCCATCTTCCGGATGATTCGCAGATCACCGTCGCGGTTCCGGAAGGCTACTCGCTGGATTCCCGTGACTTTGAAAACCTGCTTCCAGCTCCACGCAGAAAGAAAGGCAAGGTGCTTTTGTCGGACGTGGATTCCTTCATCCGTTATGTCAAGTCGCAGGGATCGCTGTCCACTTCGACGATCTGGCAGTATGAGAACAACAGTAATATCCTGTTCAAGGCCGTGTTCAACGACTATGGTGCAACCCCGGAAGAAACGGCATGGCGCGATCATCTCGCCATTCTGGAACTGGACCTGACGGAAGAAGCGCAGGAATGGCTTGGCAAGAACAACACGGTCATGTCCCAGATGGAGTTCGCACAGTTCCTTGACAAAAACATCGAGGACATCATCAATGCGGAGGGCTTTCCGACCGGTACGCAGATTCTTGAAATGGCGACCGGTTTCGAGGCACGCTCGGATTACCGCTTCAAGTCAGTCGTCCGGTTGCAGAGCGGCGGATATGACATGGCATTCGTCAAGGACGACGACAAGGCGACCGTTGCGAAGATGTCTGTCTTCGACAAGTTCGCGATCGGTATCCCACTGTTCAAGAACGACACGAAATACCAGATCAATGCCCGGTTGCGTTACCATCACCGTGATGGAGAGGTCAAGTTCTGGTATGACCTGACAAATCTCGCCAAGGTCAAGGACGCAGCGATCAAGGCCGTCGCGACCACCATCAAGGACCAGTGCGGAATGCCTCTGTATTACGGTAATCCTCTGGTATAATGCAGGCTTGAGTGCACCGTGGCACTGCTTCATTCCTTTCGGTCAGAATGCAGCGAAATCACGGACAGGGGCCTGTGTTCGCAAGAATACAGGCCCCTTTCATTCAGAACGTTTCGTCATGTCACAGGACATCACAAAGCGTTTTGGTAAAAGGCAAAAGGAAAGAGGAAAGAGGAAATGAAGATTTACATGGACACGGAAACCCGGAGTGAAGTGCCGATCTCGCATGGCGTGAAGGCCTATGTGCGAGGCAATTACTTCCGGGTACTGATGGTCCAGTATGCGCTGGATGACGGCCCGATCACCGTCTGGGAACCGATAGAAGGAGAACCCATGCCGGACGATCTGTATGCCGCCCTTCGCCTTCCACGCGACCAGCGCAAGTTCGTCTTCCACAATTCCGTCTTCGACCGCAACGTCATCAACGCCTCCGGCATACTAGGCATCCGCCTCGATCCGGAAGACATCATCGACACGATGGTGCAGGCACTGGCACATGGCTTTCCCGGTGGGCTGGGCGCGCTATCCGAAATCTTCGGTCTGCCTGTGGACAAGGCCAAGGACCGACGCGGTACGCTGCTCATCAATCTCTTCTGTGTCCCGCAATCACGACTGGATTACATCGGCTTCCATACCAAGGCCACGCGGCCAATCGAGTGGGAAGAATTCACGATCTATGGGAAGCGGGACATTGCTGCCATGCGGGAAATCCACAAGCGCCTGCCGACCATCAATTATCCGGACAAGGAACATGATCTGTGGGTGCTGGACCAGCGGATCAACGACCGGGGCATTCCGGTCGATGTTGAACTGGCGCAGGCCGCAATCGACGAAGCCAAGGCGGAACGCAAGCGCCTGAACAATCGCACGTTCGACCTGACCGATGGAGAGGTCGATGCCGCGACGAAGCGGGACGCGCTGCTGGAAGCCATTGCGAAGCAGTACGGTATCATCCTGCCTGACCTGCGCAGCAAGCGCATACAGGACTATCTGGACAAGCCTGACCAGTATATGAAGGCAGTGGCAGCAGACGGCAGAGAGCTGGAGAAGGTCCTGTCGGCAGATATGCCTGCCGAACTGCGTGAGCTGCTGTCCGTTCGGGCACAGTCCTCCATGAACAGCGCGGCCAAGTACCGCCGGGTGGTCGAGCAGCACTGCGACGGTCGCATGTGCTACACCATGCAGATGTACGGCGCGTCCAGAACAGGACGGGATGCAGGCAGGGGACTGCAACCGCAGAACCTGCGTAGGGCGATGACATGGAAGAATATTCCGGAGTTCCGGTTGGAAGAGTCGATGGAGATCGACATGGACGCGATCAAGGGCGGCTACATCTCGCTGTTGTACGACAACGTTATGGACGTGCTCGCCGACTCCGTGCGCTCCGTCATCTGCGCCAAGCCGGGGATGAAGCTGGTCACGTCGGACTATTCCAACATCGAGGGACGGGGCATTGCCTATCTTGCCGGGGAAGAATGGAAGATCAGATACTTTGAGGACTACGACGCAGGCCAGATCGAGTTCGACAATTACAAGATGGCCTATGCCCGCTCCATGAACGTCAAGCCGGAGGCCGTCACGAAAGAGGGACGGCAGATCGGCAAGGCGCAGGAACTTGGATTGGGATATGAGGGCGGCGTCAATGCGTTCGTCACGATGGCGACCGTCAATCGCATGGACCTGCCGAAGATGGCCGATGCCGTCTGGCAGACCGGCAGGATCGACATGCTGCGGGACTGCCAGAAGAAGTTCAAGTGGGCCAAAGAGAAAGGCCATGCAGGCGGGCTGTCCGAGCGCGTCTATTCCGCCTGCGAATACCTGAAGCTGCAATGGCGCGAAGCGCATCCGAAGATAGTCGTCTTCTGGGCCAAGCTGAAGGAAGCCTTCTTCAATGCCATGACCAATCCGGGTGAAGTGTTCGACGTCAACGGCAAGCTGAAGTTCAAGCGGGTGAAGAGCTACCTGTTCATCCGCTTGCCGTCAGGACGATGCCTGACCTACCTGAATCCACGGCTGGACGAGGAAGGCAACCTGTCTTTCATGGGCGTCAATGGCTACAGCAAGAAGTTCGAGCGTATCAAGACGTACTCCGGCAAGCTGGCGGAGAACGTGACGTCCGCATTCGCCCGCGACATTCTCTTTTACCACATGCCGCTGGTAGAACAGGCGGGATACAACATCGTGCTGCGGGTACATGACGAACTGGTTTGCGAAGTCCCGGACACGGACGAGTACAACCCGCGTGGACTGGGCTACTGGATGACCAGACCGCTTGAATGGCACAAGGACATGCCGCTTGCAGCAGGTGGCTTTGAGGCACACAGATACAGAAAGGACTGACATGACACCACTTGAGAGCGTGTTTATTGAAGGCATCGCGCAGTTTGAGGCGAAATACGGATGCAAACCGGAGGCGGCATACGTCTCCCCCATTGTGCAGAAGGCACTGTTCCGCCTGTTCCATACGACAGGTCGTGTACCCAAGACCTCGACGCACATGGAGTACATGGGGCTGCCGCTCTACCAGTTACGCTCTCCGTACTTCGAGGTGCATCTGACCAAGATAAGAACCGGGATGTCCGGCCAGCAGGAGAGGATGGTACAGCGCATGCGGATCATGCCGCGTGCCCTTCCGCCGGTGGTCGGAGAACAGCCGGTCGTGTTGGAGAACTATGAGTATGATTCCGAGGAAGAGTTCGAGTGGCTGACACAGCAGGAAGAATCTGATGAAAAAGACAAGTTACGTAAAGAAAAACTGAAGAAAGCATTGGGGATAGAGTAATGACCAACATACTGGAAAGCAGGATCGAGAAGCACCTTGACGAAACCGTCAAGAAGATGGGCGGGTTCACCCGCAAGACCGTCTATCAGGGACGCAAGGCCGCACCGGACAGGCAGGTGTTTCTGCCGGGTGGCATCATCTGGTTCGTGGAACTGAAACGGCCCGGAGAAAAACCGCGTCGGGATCAGGAAGCGGAACTCGAATTGCTGCGCAAGAACGGATTCAAGGTGGCTGTCATCGACACGATGCTGGGTGTCGATGTATGGGCGGAGGATGCAAGATGCTGATTGTCGATTATGGAGAGTTCAAGAACGACGTCCGGTGCAGCTTCACGATGGTCTTCTCGAAGGAAGAGTTCATGGCGGTTATGGATGAATTGAGGGTCCCACCTGTCGAAAGAACGTGGTTCAAGTCCGATGCGATCGGTGTCGGCGTGGAAACCTACGTCAATTCCGTAACAAACCACTTCCTTGCAGTGGTCGTCGTCAATCCGGACTTCGACTGGAAGGCTGATGACAGCGAGATGGGTAAGCAGTTAGAGCTGGCCGCCTCCGCCGTCTGGCGAGACCTGAAGGCTCACGACATAGAAGGACTGCCGCACATGTATGAGTTCAACGAGCATCTGACGAACCTGCTGGAACAGGAAGTCAGCATTCACAGGAACAGGACACTGCAATGAGTCAGTTCGCGCTTCGTGACTGCCAGAAACCGCTCGTCGATCTGATGACGCGGATGCCACGAGGCAACTTGTTTGCGTCACCGGGCACCGGGAAGACATCCGCTACGTTGATGGCGATCTCCACAATGTCTCTCTATGAAGATGTTTTCCCGGTGTTGGTGGTTGCTCCGTTGCGGGTGGCGAATATGGTATGGGGCAGCGAGTGTGAACAATGGGACCAGTTCCGTCACATGAAGGTGGCCGAGATCACCGGTCCGCTGGCGAAACGTCGTGCCGCACTGAAAAGCAGGGCGGATATCTACACGATCAATTACGAGAATCTGGCATGGCTGCATGAAGAGCTGGATGGCAAGTGGCCGTTCCGCATGGTGGTGGCAGATGAATCCACCAAGCTGAAGAATCATCGCGTCCATTTCAGCCGGCACCACAAGACCGGCAAGATATATCAGGTCGTGGACAACCACAGCAAGAACGCTGCCGCTCTTGTGCGTCACGCAAAGGAAACGCCGTTCTGGTACAACCTGACCGGTACGCCCGCGGCCAACGGGCTGACCGATCTGTGGGCGCAGCAGTGGCCGATCGATTTCGGTCGCGCGCTAGGCAATTCGTTCACGGCATTCAAGCAGCGGTGGTTCCGGGTGCGCTTCGGTTCCGATCCGAGACACAACATCCTTGATCCTCTTGACCATGCGCAAGACGAGATTACCGAGCGGCTGCGTGCGACGACCGCTGTCGTGGACGCTTACGACTACTTCGATGTCAAGAAGGCGGTGGAGCTGGACGTCATGGTCAATCTGCCCGCCAATGTGCGCAAGCAGTATGACAGGATTCACAATGACTCTATCCTTGAGCTGACGAAGATGGACACCGTGACAGCGGTGAACATGGGTTCTGCCGTCATGAAATGCAGGCAGATCGCTTCCGGTTGCGTGAAGGACGACGATGGCAAATGGCACACGCTGCATACCGAGAAGCTGGCTGCCGTCGATGAAATCAGGGAGAAGATCGGCAATGAGAATCTGGTCATTGCATACTGGTTCCAGCATGATCTTCAGGCATTGCAGCAGCATATTCCCGAGGCGGTGGCTCTACCGTCCGGAGCGAACCAGCGCAGAATCGTCGATGACTGGAACAGCGGGAAGATTCCCGTCCTTCTCGTCCATGCACAGAGCGCAGGGCATGGCTTGTCCCTGCAACATGGCGGCAGACATCTGGTCATCTATACGCAGGATTGGAACGCGGAATACTATGCGCAGGTCATCGACCGTCTCGGTCCGATCCGGCAGGCGCAAAGTGGCTATGACCGGTTGGTATATATTCACCGGATCATCGCCAAGAACACTTGGGAAGAACTTGTCGCCAAACGACAGCAAGGGAAACTGACACTGGATCAGGCGGTGAAGAGAGCAGTGGGGATGACACAACACGAAGGATTGTAAGTACGTACTAACTTGCGGTATGATATGGCCACTAACTGTTCTCACTCTCGGTCATTCGCCCCGTAAGTTAGCGGAATTTTTTATTTCTGCACGGGTCAATTTGCAGGCTGGATGAGAGGCCGAAATATCTGAATAAGGCCCGCCGATTAGAGTGAACGGTAGTTTAGTCCAGCCTGCTCTCATTTCTAGCAGGCTTCATCTAAACATGGAGACTGTTATGTCTGAAGTTTCAATCGTTAAGTTCAACACCAATGCAATCCGTATCGTTATGAAAGACGACGATCCTTGGTTTGTCGCAGCCGATGTTTGTGCTGCGTTGGGAATTAAAAATCCGTCTGATGCGATCAAGATATTAGACGAAGATGAGCGGGCTAGATTTAATCTAGGGCGGTCCGCGATCAATGGCGGTGGGGCGAAGCTAACATCGTTAACGAATCCGGCCTGTATGCGTTGATCCTCCGCTCCAATAAACCGGAAGCCAGAAAGTTCCGTAAGTGGGTCACGTCCGAAGTCCTGCCATCGATCCGGAAGACTGGCCAGTACGTCATGCGGATCACGCCGGAACAGAAGGGAGAATTACAGCGGTTGATTGCACAGAGATTCCCGGAAGGAAAACATCGTCCATATGCGTGGAGCCGGTTCAACAACCATTTCGGAATTGCGTCCTACAAGGACTTGCCACAGCGGAGCCTTTCAGAGGCGGTAGAGTACATCAAGACCATGCCATTGAAATCGGATGAATATGTGCTGGTTATGTTGCCGAAGAGCAAGGCTCTTGAGTTGATATAAAAAAGGCATACACAAGGGTATGCCGTCTCATAGTCGATCTGCTAATCACCATAAGATAAGTCCATAGTAGCAATAAAGCCCTTGCCCCGTCAATTTGACGGGGCTTTTTTGTGGTTTCCTGCACAAAAATAGTTTGCATTTTGTTATATGCGGCGGTTATAATAACCGTAAACAAACCGAAAGAAAGGATGAAACAATGGATGACTTCATAAAACTGACCTCGCATGACAATGAAGCTATTTATATCCGAAAGGAGTGGGTAGTAAGCATAGTCGGATTGAAAGGCTATACGGAAATCAACCTTCTCATGGGGAAGCTGTCTATCCTCGTGAAAGAAAAACCGGAAGATGTCATGAAGATGATAGGAGACTGAATCATGCGGGAAGATTGGGATTACAACGTTCGGTCGATTGAGCGGGATATCGCGATGGCCGAAGCGAAATGGGAGTACATCGAGAACTACAAGGACAAGTACATGCCTGACTATACGAAGAACGCCAACCAGATATTCGCCGTCCATGAATGCTTCATGAACTGGTACGACGAATTGAGAGCGGGCGTGACCTCGGAGCTGCGTGACTTGCGTCGTGCACTGAAGGCCAAGGACATCGGTCAGGCACGAGATATGTTCCGTCTTATCTCCCGCGCCTACTTCGAGTCCAAGGCGGAAGAAGAAGCATTGGAACTGTGGGAAGGCGCTCGGGATATGGGAGAATCAGATGACTGAAGAATTGCTACCCTGCCCGTTTTGCGGAAAGAAAGATGAATTGAGAATAACGCATATTTATGAGGGCGAGGCCTATATAGGCTGTGACCGATGCAAATATGATGGTGTACACATAGCGGTGTGGAATACCGGAGAAAGACGAATACCTAAACCGCCTGTTATGCATCTCACCTATTCAAGGGTAGAAGCCCCTCATTGTCCACAGTGTGACGTTCATGTAAAGGAATATCTGAAATATTGCTGGAATTGTGGGCAGAAACTGGACTGGAGTGAATATGAAAGTTGCTGAAGGAGGGAATGATGGCAGTTCAATTCGGATGTAGTCGCAAGACATGTGGATATGTTGGATTATGGGAGCGTGAACAGGAGCGTCCCGCCTACTGCCAGCGTTGTGGGAAGAGACTGGACTGGACGTACCCAGACCTGTTCCGCTGGGGTGGTGATCTGATCCTGCGATGCTGGTACGCTTCGCGGATCAGAGTTGTCAAACGAGTGCGCCTGTCGTTAAGCGGGTCGAACCTGTGTCTCACGTTCGCCGACCGGAAACGGACGAACACCCGTTCACTTGTCATGCGGGAGGACAGGATCGTCATGAACTATGACGGCGCTTGGTGGGAGGTATCGATATCACGAGGTTATCTGGAAAGCGAACGTGAAAAACTGATTGAAGAAAAGAGGCGGAGAGATGCACGAGCAGCTGCAAAAAAAGATAGCGATGTTGGGAAAACGGTGGATAATGCACAGTGATTATCGCCGTCGGGACAATCCCGCCCATGCTTACAAGGCAGGGGCATGGTTCTTGAGAAAGCGGAATTACAAGAAGGCACTGGAAATCAGATTCAAGGGAGATAACAGTGGTTAAAGGCAAATACGTTTACATGTTGACGGATCGCAAGACCGGTAAGAACGTACGCGGATTCATGGTCAAGAAGGATGCACTGAAACGGATCGAGGACATGACCGTACAGAACAAGGACACGGTAACGTCCGCTTCACGCAATCATGTGGAGTTCACGGATGCGGATGGCATCGTCCGGTCCTACCTGATCGAGCAGGTGGAATTGACATGGCCCGCAGAAGAATAGGATAATAGATTTGAATCCTAATCTTTTTCGGTTTAACCCGGTCTATATGGCCGGGTTCTTTTTTTTGCCTGCACAAAAAAGAAGGGCACCTCGGCAAAGGTGCCCTGACCCAAACTTGTTTAATTGAATTTACTACGGGCCTTTATTATACATCAATTCGTGATCTTGTCTTCCGTCCGTCGTGCACGGCGAACGAAATCGAAGATGTACGGGTCACGCTGCTTGCGGATGGCTGCCTGTGCCTTTGCCTTCATCTCCGGTGACATGCCCTTGTTCTTGGCGATCTTGGACAGCTTGCTTCTGAAGTCCTTGTCCACCGCGTTCCACTGATCCCCGATTCTCAACAGCGCCTTCTCCTCGCTGGAGATGTCTTCCCCGACGTTAATCTTCTTGCGGATGTCGTTGATCCTGTTCTGATACTCATAGAACTGGGAGCGGACGCCCTGATCCGTCTGGGACATGACGAACCGGCGGGTGACAGGGTTGTCCACCACGCGGCCCTGTTCCGCCCGGAAGGGATTGTCGATGAACTGGGTACGCAGCATGGCCGGAGCACCGACAGTGTAGCCCCTGAAGAGATTGGCGAACTGCTCCGGTGCCATGTCGATACGGTTGCCGGTCATCGACCGGATGATGCTGACGACTTCCTTGTAGAATCCGGGGACGTTCGTTCCGCCCTGCTCCGATCGGAACTGGTCGGTCTTTTCCCATTCCGGATGCGTGATCGGCGCACCGGTCGCCCGCATGTTCACACTGTTTTCCACGATAGGGCGGAGCCATGTCGGCGAGAAGGTGAGCATGAAGGCCTCTGCCGGATGTTTGCCCCAGTCGATGGCGACCGGTTCGATCGGCGAGATGGCCGGAATCATTGCGTCCGTAACCACGCTGCCGAAGGCCTGTCCGACCGTCTGCTCGTTCTTGGCCGCGTCCAGCATGGCACGCGCCATAGAGTTGGCAAGGCGGGAATACCCGAAACCGAGCGGAACAGTGATGAACTTGTCGCCAACCGGGAACGGAATGGTGTTGTTCAAGGTCCAGTCGGAAAGCTGACGCCACTTCTCGCCGCCCTCATCCTCACCGGCAATGGCCCGGGCTGCGGCCTGAATGGATGCCAGCACGAACGTGTAAGCGGCCAGCCGGGCGACGGACTTCCATCGCAGCTTGCCGGTCTTGCGATCGACAAGAGACGATAACATGTTGACGCCTGACGTAACTGCCGGTTGCGCGAAGGCGTACATCGACTTGACGAACGGCATGGCCGTACCCGTCTTGCGGAAGTTCATGAGATCAAGTGTCACGCCGGACGCCTGTGTCCGGGTAACGCCCTGCGCTTCCATCGCCAGATAGGATGACAGCGGGGAGATCAGGTCGAACGTCCGGTTGTAGATGTCGATGACGCGGCCCAGTGCGTTGGCTGCCTGTCCGGTCTTGCTGCGGGTGGCTGCAATGGCCTGTGCCTGTTTCGCCTTGGATGCACCGAAGTAGTCTGCGCGAGTCGATAATCCGCCCTCACGGGATAGAATCTGCAAGGCCTTGCCAGCATGGGAGCTTGTGGTTTTGCCTGCCGCAAAGCGATAGGCGGCAGTCCAGACTTCCGGATTGAACATGTAGCGCCACATGGAACGACCGACCTTTTCAGCATCGACCTTGTTCCCGTTGGCGTCCCGCAGGTCTTTCGACCGGACGAGATCGGAACGTTCCCACATATCCCGGATGGTATTGATCGGACCGAACATCGGATTCAGTTGGGTGGCTGCGTAAGAGAACCACTTCGTCGGCTTACTAATGAATTGCAGAAGGGTGCTGTCCTGCTCGATGTTGGCCTTGCGGATAGCATCGAACAGTTGACCATCGACCTCGAACGCATAGGTGTTGCCGCCCGAACGATAGATGATCGCCCCTTGTGGCGTGGCGTCTCCCCGGTTGTACTTCGTCATGCCGAGTCCCGCCTCCACTCTTTCGGCAGGTGACATGGCAAGGTACAGATCGGCAGTTGCCTGCTGGAACGGACGCCAGCCAGCGAACCCGGTGGACTTCAGCATCGATGCGAAGGACGCGGAAATCCCGTCATCCGGAATGGACTGACGGCCAAGCATCCGCTTGTCTGCCGACACGTTCGGAGAGCGGACGCCACCGAATGAATCTTCATCGATGGACGAGAGCGGGTCGCCGGTCAACGGTACGTATTCCGACCGGACGTCCTTCGCCACTTCGGCCCGCATGGTGTTCAGTGCATCCGGATCGTAGTCCGTGACAGCGGCAGCGTCCCGTAGGGCTTTCAGCTTGTCGATCAGGTCCGGACGATTCAGGAACTCGACGGCTGCTTCCGGCGTCGTCTTGCCCGTTTCGATGTCCAGTGCCAGCCGCCATGCGTTCATGTCATAGACGCCCTCGGCAATGCTCTTCAGGTTGTCCAGTCCGATCTCGTTTTCGATCTGGGTACGGAGAGCGGCGGCCTGTGCGTTGTTCATGCCTCCTGCCACACCGACCTTGTGCTCATCAATGTTGATGTCGGTATTGGTGATCGCTTCATGCAGGTCTTGAAGGTATTTGGTCGCATCACGTAACTGCTGTTGCAGATCGGCATTGTTCGGTGATCTGGATAACTGCTTGGTAGCGTCCTGCACTTCTGCGACTGCACGTTTGAGCAGCCGGTTGTTGGCTTCAGGCGCCCATTTGGCTGACAGCCAGTAACCGGCACGCTGCTGTACCGTTTCTTCCGACAGGCCGGTTTTCTTCACGACAGCGGCGATGTTCTTCAGGTACTTCGCCCCACCGTTCTTGTGAGCTTCGACCATGAAATGATCCCGCCTGTTCGGCGCACCGTACATGGCGGACAGGAAGTTGGTGACTTGCGCGTGCAGGTGGTCGGAGCGATCAAGGATGCCATCCGTCCAGCGTTTGACCGGCAGCATGGAGTCGGCGAACTTCTCTCCCATCCAGTCAAGCACACCGGATATGGCGTTCTTCAGGCCGGTAGCATTCCGCGTCTTGGCTGCCGTGACTGCGCTCTGGTACACGTTGCGTCCGAGTGTGGCAGCCGGAGCGGGAGTACCGCTCTGGATATTGCCGAAGACACTCGAGAACGTCCGGCTTGTGTTCGGGATTCCCTGCTGTTGCGCTGCGGCGAGCAGCGAGTCTCTGGACGTACCGACAGTGGAGGCGGAAGACGCCTGCCCGGCTGCCGCTGCCGCGTGCTTTCTGGCATAGAGCGGCATAGTGTCAACGTCGCTGGTAATCTTCGAGGTCGATTCGATGAACCGCTGGCCGCCCTTTACCGCCGTCTTCTTGACGCGCTGGTATATGTCATTGATGTAATCGTCGATCTGTCTGTCGGTGTAACCGAGGTGATCCTTGATGAAGTTGCGGTACTCTTCTGCGTGCTTTGTCCGGGTGCCGAGCATGAAGGCGGCACGATCCAGATCGCTCTCGAACCTGACAGGCGTTCCCTCATATTTCGGAGAAGTTTTCTTCAGGTTGCGATCCAGCTTGGCATTCTCGGGCAGTTCCGTCTCGGTGACTTCCTCGATTCTCTCTGGCGGAACGACCGTTTCCTCAATGACAGGCTCGGCTGTTGGCTGTGCGGCTTCAGTAGCCTGTTGAGTAGCCGGTGCCGTTTGCTGTGATGTTGTCGGTGCCGGTTGCTGTGTAGCGCGCGAAGTTTCTGCCGCGGTCGCCTGCTCGGTTCTGCTCGGCGTTATCCAATCCAGTGTCCCTTGTAAAGTTTCCAGTACGGTTTGTTCGGTGATCTTGTTCTGCGGAGCAAAAGCATCTGCGATTTTCTTGATGAACTTGGCTATCGCCGATGCAACGGTATTGCTTTTGTTGATGCCGAGGGATTTCATCGCAGCTTGCGGGTTTCCCTTGAACGTCACGGACTCCCCATTGCGGAGCGTGAGCGTTTTATATTCAACGGAACTGGAAACGTCACCGAGCTTGGTGCGTTGTGCCGCCGCAATGAAATCCGGGCTGACCAGTTCGGCGACCATCTCGGCGATTGACTGGGTGCCGTACAGATTGAGATCGCCGGTTTCCTGTTTGACGCGGTTTACCAGATGCTGCAACAGAGCGAGCTTGTTCCGCGCCATTGCATTGCCCTTGATCGCCTGTGCTTCCAGATCGAAGATACCCTTGGCGGTAATGGCGTGCATGACTTCATGCGCGACAGTGTTGGGCGTGGCATCCCTGCTCAACGTAATCGTGTTGGTGTCAAGATCGTACTTGCCTTCGGCGCTTTTGCCTTCGGCATCCACGAGGTTATGTTCGTACACGATCTTCGGAGCTTCCAGCTTCGACTTATTGAATGCACTGACGACATCGGATGCGATGCTGCGGGCCGTCTCACCCACACGCTTGTCATTGATGATGCTTTGCAGGACGGAGCGGGAGTCTTCGCCACGGAGCGCCGCTTTCGTCCAGTCGAGATAGGATGCCTTCTCTATCGTCTGGCCGAAGCTGTACTTGCGGATCGTATCGGCCACCCGTTCATGAATGCCATCGACCGTTTCCCCTCTGGCGATCTGACGTAGCTCTGCCGTTGATAGTGATCTTGCCAGATTTTCTATCGCACGCAGCGCTCTGGATGTGCCGTCTGGAGACAGGTCGAAGTTGGTCATGGCTTCCGCACGAATCGATTGCGGAACGCTGTTGAAGTTGATGATGTTGCCGTTGGTGTCCGTCCAGCGAAGCAGTCCAGACGCGGCGTCATGGCTCATCCGGTAGCCATCCTTCTCGAAGATGGTAGTAAACGTGGAAGGCGTCTGGACGAGCGGTGCAGCCTGCTGTGTGGCTTGCGTGGTATCGACCGTTTGTGTGGCCTGTGCAGGTTGTTGCGTGGCTTCTGCTACGGCCTGCTGTACAGCCTGTGCGGCTTGCGTAGCATCAACCTCCTGTGCTGTTTGAGTGGACGGTGCCGCTTGCGTAGCAGCCTGTTGTACAGTGGCCGCTTGTGTCGTATCGACAGGCGGCGTCGTGGTTTGGGTTGCAGCCTGTTGCTGTGCTGTGGCCTGTGCGGTTTGAGCTGCGGCCTGTTGGGCTGCGGCAGCCGCAACGACGTTAGGATCGACAGGCGCCGCCGTGGCTGTTGCCTGCGTCGCATCGACCGGTGCCGCCTGCTGTGTCGCTCCGGTCAGGGTGGCGTCAGCTTCAGCCAGAGCCTGCTTGACCGCATCGACGTCGCTCTGCGTAACGCCCGCTGTCGGAGATGCATTCTGGCTCTGGTTCTGTGATCCGCCCTGTGCAAGTATCTGGGAGACGGTCTGCTGTGCATTCTGCGCAGTGGCCGGAAGGTTCTCCGCGGCTCCTCTGCCGATCGCTTTCCCGCCGATGTGGCCGATACCAGCACCAAGGCCTTCACCGAGCAGACCTAGCGTAAAGTCGGAGGCGGCACCTTTCAGGAGCTCCTCATTGCCACCTTGCATGTTGCCTGCTGCACGTCCGGCAACGCCTGTCAGACCTTCTTCTGTCGCACCGATCAGGGCACCGGTTGCCGTTGCACCTAGTATACCGCGAGTACCGCCTCGCATGGCGGATGATATTGCGCGTTCCGCAGAACCCGGTATGGCTGCACCCGCTGTTCCCAGCACTGCGCCCAGTGCCAGACCGGAGCGGGAAGCGTCGATGGCAAGGTCGTTTCGTACCTTGTCGATATCGCCGTTGTACCGGCTCCACAGTTCTCGGCCCTTGTCGGTTGACTTGATCTGTTCCTCGGTCAGATTGAGCGCGATATCACGGGCGGTGGCCGCCGCGTCGCCGCCTGTCAGTGCGGCATTGGTGATGATACCGGCGATGGATGCAGCGCGGGATGCTCCCTGTACGCCCAGACCTGCCGCTGTTCCCAGCCCTGCGGTAGCGATACCGAGGAAGACGGACGGTGCCATCTGGACAGCGAGGGAGACCGCCTGATCGACGGTCAGGGTGGATAGGGCAATGCCCGCTTCACCAAGCAGCTTCCCGATGGTGGACTTTTCTGGATCGGAGTAGAGCCTCTGAAGCTCGAAGGCGGCCAGCTTCCGCTGGTCTTTGGTGTACTCGGACTTCTCCTTGTCGTACGCTTCGACCAGATCGTCCCAGTATTTCGAGTTCTGTTTGGGCGTTCCATTCAGTGCGTCCATCGCGGACGTAACGGTCCCCATGAAGGCCGCTCCGCCTTGCAGGGCACCGGTTGACAGGTCGTTCAACAGGTCGCCCCATGACCGCTCCGGTTTGACCGGGGCCGGGTTGTACTCCTCGAACATCTTGTCGATGGCGAGGGCGTCCATCTGTTTCTTCTTGGGCTGGTTGTCGTTCCACGCAATGAAGAGTTCCTTCGCCTCCTGCAACCACTGGTTGTACAGGCGATCTTTCTCCTTGTATGGAAGATCGTCATAGCCCTGAATCTGCGCTGCGACCTGTTCCCACCGAGGTATCTTCGGAGGCGGGGCGTTCTTCGCTAGTCGCTCCTGAATCTTGTCTTTCGCTTCAAGCCAGCGCAAGTCGTCATAGATGGACTGCTGCGCCTGCCTGAACGGATCGTCAGCCTTCTCCGCTTTTGTCGTCTTCGGGATGAGGTTGCCATAGAAGTCAACCGCCTCTCCGCCCAGATTCAGAAGATCGTCCGTTACGATTTCCGGATTGAGGTTCAACAGGTCTTGTGTTGGAGCTGCCTTTTTCTTCGTTGCCATATCAATCCTGCAAGTTCGATACGATTCTGTTGATTTCCCGTTTCAGTGCGTCAGGCATGATAAGAGAGGCGGGGGCCTGCTCCATTCCGCCGGTCAGGAAACTGGTCACACCGGCATTGCGAACGTTGTCCGCTTCGCGCTGTGCGTTGGCCGCAAACAGCGATGCTGTCAGGTCATCCATCGATTGGCCTTGCGGCTTGGTCAGATCGGCGAAGGCTTCAGCCAGCGTCTGTGCGGACGTCTGCGGCAGCGACGGGTACTGATACCCTTCCATGCTGTTGGCGTTGGCAAGCTCCTGTTGATATTGCTCGAGAAGCTGCTGGCGGTAAGCCTGCTTGGCCTGCTGTTCGGCAGACTGTGGTGCCGCACTGACCGTCAGGTTCGGGTCGCCGTAGAACTGCTGAACGTCCTGCATAGACAGGCGGGACTGTGATCCGCCCGGCAGCGATACCCAAGTCTTGTTCAGTTTGCCAATGGCTTTGCCAATGTCTCCCTTTATGATGTCGTCCAGTGCTCCGCGTTCCTTAAGAATCGCAATGGCTGCAAGGTCCTGTGACTGCTGGCCAAAATCATTCAATCCGTAGCGTTTCGCCTGCCGGTTGAACGTTTCATTGATGATCTGGTACCGCCCGGCGGCTGTTGTAATGTGACCGCCTGCACGCTGTTTCAGATTCGGATGGCTTCCCAATCCGATCTTTTTTCCGCCATATGCGATGTCATACGCTCCACCTTCGCCTTGTGCGATAAGGTCAAGAAACTTCCTGACCTGCGGATTGCTGCCGTAGGTCTCCCATAACTGCCTTCCTTGATCGTTCATCGTGTTCCTCCCGCTCCCATGAGACGCTGGATGATCGCTGCGTAGTCGGTTGTCGGCGTAACCTGTCCAGCCTGTGCGGCCTTGATGAGTCGAGCCAATTCCTCGATCCGGGCAGTCAGGTTGCTCTGCAACCCGGAGATTTCCTTGTCTGACATCTTGGACAGGACGGATTCCAGTTTACGATTGTAGAATGATTCCGGCTCCTGTCCGGCAATGTAGGTTCCGGAAAGGTACTGTGGACTCAAGTATCCGCCTCCTTGCGCCAATGGACTGATCGAAGCATCTACCTCGTTACGCAAGCGCGTTAACCGATCCAGAGTGGATCGCGCTTCAGCCAACGGCATATCAGTATTGTAGAACTGGAACCCGGCAGAAGGCGCTGTGCCGGTTGCCGGTTGTCCGGTATTTTGTGCTGCCGGTTTGTCTCCAAACACCTGCGAGCCGACGTCCGTTCCAGTTTGTGTGGTGGTCGATAGCAGTTGGTTGCGCTGATTCGCGATTTCCTGCCGCTTCCGCCAGTCTTCCGCTGCAAAAACCAGCCCACTGGCATTGCCGTTCGACCGTAACAGATAAGCCGCGGCGAATGCAGCAGGCATGGTCTGGCCGTTGACTGTTACCGTTCCGGCATTGCGGTCGATTGCCGCGCTCGGAGCAGCGGCAGCGATCATGTCCAGCGCGTTGCCTGCCTGCATGATAGCGGCATTTTGTGGTACCAGTCCGGAGATGCCGAACGACTGGGCCAGCTTGGCAGCGGCATCGGTCTGACCAGTACGCAACAGGTTATTGACTTCCAGCTTGGCTTGGTTCGTCAAGCCGCCAATGATACGGGACTGGACTACCGGATCAAGCTGGTTGAACTGTGGCTGCGCCATCATCTGTGCCATCTGTTCCTGAAGGAACTCGGACGGGGTTTTGCCTGCTGCAAGAGCCGTCTGGAAGTTGGCCTGCAAGGGGGCCAGATAATCCACTACCGCCCGGTTGATGTTCCGCTCGCGTTCATAATCCTGAAACTGCTGATTGGCGATGTCGCGCGTTCTGTTCTGCCAGCCTACATCATCCGCCATCTGCTGACCACGAGCGGTAGCCAGAAAGTCGATAGAAAACCGGGGGCGGTTTGTAAGCAGCGCCTGAATACCTCCCGTGTAATTTGCAGGACCAAGCAGGCCCGCTCCGTAATTCGCCATAATGATCCCCTTTGTTTAACCTGTTGGCCAGTTTGTCTTGAGCCAGTTAGCATCGGTACCGACGCGCCCGGTGAAGTCTTCCATGCTGACGGTAATCGACCCTCTGTCGCCATCCGAGTCGGTAAAGGTATATGTCTTCGATCCGCTTCGAACGGAGTCCATCGTTCCGATGATGCCTTCGTTCCAGTCTTCCTTTTGCATCGTTGCAAAATTGTGATATGGCTGACGCCATGCTGCCATGTCATCTTCGGACAGAATGCCTTTGACACTGGTATCCATGACCGCACCCTGTACCGCCTCGCCACCGAAGTTGCTCAAGTCAGGACCACGCGTTCTGGATTGGCCGAACCCATATCCGCCATAATCTCCCATGCCGATGGTCGTACCTTCCCATTCCGGGTAGTAGTGCTCGATGCTCGGAACGGACTGCAAGGTGTGGCGTTCGGCATAGCCGAATGATTCAAGCGCATTGTTCAGCCCCTCGAATGAACCCTGCAAGCCCTGTGTCAGACTGCCAAGTGCCGCCTTGTACAGGTTGGCTGCCTGTCCGAACAGCCCCTTGCCGATGCCGATAGCCTGACGGCGGCGTTCATCGTTCAGGTCTTTCTTGCTCTGGGCGTAGTTGAACCCGGCGATGTAACCCATGATCTTCGCATTGGTGATCGCAGTGGATTGTGCCTGATACAGCGTCTGCATGATCTGCACGAACTGGCTGGAGCAGTAGCGGGATGCCTGACACTTCGTCTTCTGCATGGCCTGTGCGAATGCCCGCGCAACAGGCGGGATCAGCCGCCCGGCAAACCGTCGGCCATACGCTTCCGCTGTCTCCACTTCCTCCGGCGTACCGAACTCCTGAAGGAATTTAAGCTCATATGGCCAGTAAACTGTCCTGACGTGCTGCCGTTCTTCTTCCGCTATCTTTAGCGATCTGTCGGCAAGATCACGTGTCTTGCGATAATTGCGGATAACCTCGGTCGCATTGGCGATGGCGATAGCGATAGCACCGATACGGCGGATGTTCGTGGCGTCTGTGACGGCATCCGCTCTGATTTTCTCGGCCTTCTTGTAGCCGTCATTGGATACTACGCTCATTCTTCATATCCTCCTGCAAATGCATCGGCTAGTCGCTCTGGCATGTCCTTGGGTACAACGGCATACGAGATGCCCTGTTTGCCCCATCGTGCTTCCAGCTCGCTTCCCCAGTTGTCCGTTCCCCGCCTGTAGTAGCCGTATGCCTCGAAGGCGGAATTGATCGTACCGATCAGCGCGCTTGCTGTTGTTCCTCTGGCCGCACCGCCAAGTTGCATGAACGTCGGGACGTTCGCCAGATGATCTCGTCCAAGAGCAAGGGCGGCATACTGCTTGGCGTAGCGGATGTCGTTCAGCTTGTCCATGCGGCCTTCTGCCTGCCGGTCTGCGAAGCTGATGATGTTCGACCGGTCCATCTGCCGGTTGCGTTTCCAGATAGACAGTTCGCAGCCTGACGGCTTCAGGCACCGGTCTGACAGCGCCTCGTTCAGCCGGCTATAGTAAACCTGCTGGTCGGAGTCGGCCATTGCCGCCCATGACAGTGACAGTGCATCGTACTGGGCGGTCGCCTTGCCGATACCAAAGGCGTCCTCGACTGCCGCCTTCTCGTATGGCCAGAAGTTCCGGGCATGAGCAGCGATCTCTTCGGCCAATGCCACCTGCCGTTTGCCGATTTCTGTCTGCATGTCGGAAATCGAGCTGCTGGCACTGCGTTTCCACAAAGCCAGCGCGGTTTGCAGCAGCACATCAACAGTGGCATGACCGCGCATGGCTTCGCCCTGTCGTGTCGCCGCCTCTATGTAACCACTGTCATTGATCGGACCGGCCATACCGCCTCCTTACAGATAGATTTCACGTACGACGGAGCGCTCTTCTCCGTCCAGTTTTTCAGGCGGTCCTGCTTCGAGAATCAATGCGCGTGCCCCGATAGCAGCGCCCATCGATTTCATGAAATCGATGAAGCCCGCTTCGTTCTGCATCTTGTAGAACAGGACTGTAACGCCCCTGTCCATGTACAACCAGCGGTCGCCCATCGCCACGAAGGCGATGCCGACATCCTTGCCGTCATTGTCCGTTTCGATGATGACGCGGGTCCCTCTGATCCATGCCATGAGGAAACCTTCCACGTCGATAGGACGTCCCAGTTTGTAGGCGAGTTCGATGATCCGCTTGCCGACTTCCTGAACCTTGTCGTCAGTGGCAGGCGGTGATAAGACGGTGAACGGCATGGCTAACTCCTCAATTCGTGCATGGATGTCGCAATCGACAGCAGGCTGACTGTACCTGTGCCGGTCAAGGTGACATACATCCGTTGTCCGATTGCATACATAGGCAGCCTGAACACTCTTGATGATAACACTTCCCGGTCGATTATTTTACGTCCGTCGAGATCGATTCTCACATTCTCTGTCCCGCCTCTGAACCAGAGGTGTCCCGCTCCCCATCCGATGGGCGCAGGACCGACGACTTCCTGTGACTTGAAGTAATGCGGGCGCTTCTTCGCTCCCCGGTTCCACAGGTACTGGATGCCGCTCTTGACGATGTAGAAGTCGCCTTGCCGCGTGACGAATGCGTCCGTCACGTCGGTATCCGACAGGCTACAATGGAAGTCCAGTGACCAGCCCTGCTCGGCGCTGGACGCCATCGTGAGGTAGAAGCTCCCGCCCTCTGCGAAAACGAACAGCTTGCCTGCCACCTCGACAGGCGTCACGGTCTGGGGACGGAGAGACTGCCAGTCCTTTTCGGAATACAACGGCCATGTCAGGATGACAGGAGCCGATTTCCCGGACAGCATGATAAGGCCCTTGTGGGATGGATAGACGGCACCGGCACGGCATTTCGCCATTCTGCGGTTGCCACAGCCCACCATAGGGAATGCACCGGGCAGGCGGATGATTTCCCTGCATCCGGCATTCTCGCAGCCTATGCGGCCTGCCAGAATGTACGGGTGCCCGTCGGTGGCGACATAGACGAGGCCGTTGCTTTCGACCAACCCGCAAACGTTGTCGTCCAGATCGTAGTAATACGGCCAGTTGTGATAGCTGTTGTTCTCCGAAGCGTAGATGCGGTTGCCGACGAAGCCCATCAGGCAGTTCATGCTTTCGATCCAGACGATTCCCCGCAGTCCTTCAGGGGGCGGGAGAACGAGGTCTTCCATGATGGCGATCGACAAATCGACGTTCCACTTGCTATCGATATAGGACACGGCATTGACGTCGATCTCATCGACCAGCATCCATGTCGTCTGTGACTGGTTACTCTGCTCGTTGCCGGTCTGGTAGCTGGACACCGTACGATAGATCGCCACCTTGGTGACGTCATAGTTGGCATCCGGCACTGGCCAACCGGACACGACGACAGTCTGGCCGTCGTAGAGATTCTGTGCGGATGTTCCCGGAGATAGCGCGCTCCGCTCTCCTGCGCTGTTTATGTACTGGTATGCATATGACCGCCCTTCAACGTCCTTCAGTGCGCTGTTGGCTGTCGTCCCCGGCATAATGGACAGGGCCACTGTCGGACAGGGCAGACCGAGCCGACGCTGTTTCGTCACACAGTCCCCGTTCTCGTCCGTATCGACGGTCAAAACCAGCGGGTAGTCTTCCGCTCCTGTGACGAAACACTGCTTGCAGGTAACAGAGCCATAAGCCAGATCGACACAGCCGTCGAAGTCATGCCAGCAGCACTCGTGCTGGAAGGTCGCCTTGGTGCCCTCTGTCACCTCCCGGTAGGGGGAGGGTTCCCGGAACGATGCGAGACTGCCGGAGGAGAAGTCGCAGTCTATGGCAACGGACGCTGATCCGTCCTTGGCGAGGTGATCGGCCAAGCGCGGAACGGAACCCTGAAATCGATTGATCGTGAACTGCATCAGACCGTCCCACAACAATGTTTCTGGATGTAATCGACGGAGGATTGCAGAGCGGCCAGCGCTGTGTTCAGCGCCGTGATCTGGCCCTGCAATTCCGCTGCCTTGTTGGTCAGCTCGGTGTTGATGAAAGCACGTATCGTTTCATCGTACTTGGATGCATCGATATCCAGCGTGACCATCCCGGTTGATTGATCGGGAGCGGAAGCCGACAGCGTGAAGCCTGTCGTCTTGGAGTCCGCCAGTATGTACAGGACAGGCGGCCATGAGGCAGGTAGCCCGACGATCGCACCGGTGTCGATCTGAATACCGCCCTTGTCGGTAGTGATGCCGTTCGGATTCGCACCGCTTGCGCCCTGTGCGCCAGCCGGAATACCGAAGTCAAGCACCGCGTTGGTCGTCGTTCCGGTGTTCACCACCGTAGCCTGTGATCCGGGAGCCAGCGTGCTGACCGTCCCGATGGAGATGGTCGCGTTCTCGCCGGGTTCTCCCTTCGGTCCTTCAGGGCCTTCAACACCCCCGCCTCCACTGCCGGAACCTGTACCGGCACAGCAGACGTTCGGTGTGTAGAGTGGGATTTCTCCCGCCTCCACGACGGTGATGCAGCCGTTCTCCACGACGACAGTCGCGTGCTCGTACCGTCCATCAGGCAGGGCGATATCGCCACAGCGGCACTTGCATGGTTCGACCGGTTCCTGCGTGCAGTCCGTGCAGGGTGCGCAGTTTGTGTTCAGGCAATTACATGTCATGTCAGTCTCCCGCCTTGTCTCTGGATTCGATGCGGTCCTCGGCTTTCTGCTGGATGCCGAGGATGTTGTAGGCCATCTGGATATGGTACTGGTTCGTGTTGCCGGTCTGGGCTGCATTGACGAAGCGGTCGCCTGCCAAGAGCCATGCCAAGATGAAGTGTTTGACCGCCACGATGGCATCGCAATCGACGTTGAACGGCTTGTCCAGATCGGCCAGTCCATACGAACAGGGCCGTGCGACGCACTTGGCCCGGACATACACGTCCGTGTCACAGGGCACGGGCGGGACGACCTCGAACCGGCCGTTCATGTTGTCGTCTGTCGTCACATAGTCGATCACGTACCCGTTCGGCGCGTCCTTGGGGATGATGCAGGACGGCTTGCGCCACCTGATCTTCGCCGCTGTGTTGGTGCGTCGTGTGTTGCCTAGCGTCTTGATGATGTTGCCATACTGATCGGTCTGCTCTGCAATGGCAAGGATATTCGAGCAGCAGCCTCGGGCGTCCTGATGACGTCCGGCAGTCAGCTTGATGATCCGCCACTCCGTGTACAGATCGGGGCGGTACTTGAACACCATGCACATGGCGTCGTTCAATGCCATCAGCACGCTCTCGATGGGATAGCGGGTGAATTCGTGGTTCGGTTCATCATCGTTCAATGCGAACGCGATGGTTTTCGTGAGCCAGTATCGCAGTGTGGTATTGCATGTCATCGGAACATTCTCCCGCTTCCGAACAGTCCGGAGCGACCGTCCATTCTCTCGAATGAATGTGACGAGGCCACGCGCAGTTTGGCGATGGCCCACATCTTTTCGATCTCCGGTTTCGACAACACGCTGCCGACCAGTTGCGGATCGCGGAAGTGTACGTTCCGGACATAGTTATGACGTGCCATCACCGTTATCTCGTTCCTGAAGAACTCGTACAGGAATGAGTCGAACTCGCAGGCATACTCCTTCGGGGCCGCCCAGACCAACAATCTCAACCGGTCGTTGTGACCGCAGCATCTGAAATGCCTGTCGGTCTGGATGTGGATTTCAGCTCTGGCCGGATCGAAGTGATAGTGCACTCCGTTCGGTAGCCAGCCCCGGCAGAAGTCGCCTTGGCAACGACAGCGGTGCTCGTCGTTGAGCCCCGCTCCGATAACGCCGATGACATTCTCGAAATCGACAGCGGGAACCGGATAGGTGCATTCTCCATGCTGGATGGGAATGACGATTTCCCGCTGCAAGGCCCGTGTGGTTTTGCAGAAATCAATCGCAGCGGCACGGGCGAAGTCCGCAGCGATTTCTTCCGTCGGGTCATCGACGCCGACGATGATTTCCGGCAGCCACCGCTCCCAGTCATAGGTCGTGATGGGATCGGCGACAGGAATAGGGTCGTGACACACCGGTGAATGTTGCAAGATGGACGGCCCATTGCGGCGCGGCTGCGGCAGACCGCAGCGGTTGAACCGCTTGCCGTTATCAGCCCAGTCAACGAACAGGAAGTTGACCGGTGAATAAACCAGTGTATCGAAGCGATCCATCAGGCAAGGCCCTCGTCTTCATCGACACTGGAAGCGCCTTCCAGTTCCGGTTCCAATTCCGGAGCGGGCGCTCCCGGAGGGGCTGATGCTTCCGACGCTGCACGATTGCTGCGTCCCTTGCGTCGTGGTTTGGCCGGCTGTTCGTCATCGATGACGTTGACCGACAGGGAGGCTGGATCGACCTCCGGTTTCGGGTCGTTGGCGACCGCTGTCTGTGCGGGTTTGATCTCTTCCGCGTCCGGCAATGATACCAGCGTAACGGGCTTGTCGGCCTGCTTCTTCGCCGAGTCATAGAGACTGCGACGGATGCCGCCGAATACGATCTTGTTGTCCTCTCCGATTGCGTAGTTCCGGATGACACCGACCGTATCGGACGTGATGCCGATGGTAAGGCCGTTTCTTGCGCTCTTCAAAAGTGCCATGTGTTTCTCCTGTATTCCGCCCCCGAAGGGGCGGGAGGTTTCTTACAGTTCGCGTTCTGCGCGATCGCAGATCGAATAGTTCACTGCAACGACGATGCGGAAGTTACCGACAACTCGCTTGCTGACAGGCATGCTTGCGACTTCCAGCATGATTTCATCGGATTCCAGTGCAAAGCAGCCTTCGCCATCACGACCGAAGATGTCGATCATGACGTTGTTGCCGAGTGCACCGAAGTTCTTGAACACGGACAGATTGCCAACGTTGTCGGTTGCAACCCCGCTGATCGGGCCTTTACCGGTCGTGATATCGACCTGCGCGTTACCGGACACAATGGCATTACCACCGGTTTCGGTCAGGGTGCGTACCATTTCGCATGGGGCACCGTCCACCGGAGCGGTTTCGATCTTGCGAATGCGTTTGCTTGGCAGAGCCAGACCGTTACGGGTCAGAAGGTTGAAAGTCAGACCGGGTTCTTCCGCCTCGATGCGGATGCCGATGGTATCGACGAACGCGTAGGTCGGGATGCAGAGCACACCGATCTTGGCACCGACGCCTACTTCATTGATGTAGGAAACGATGTCTTCCTGATCGCGTTCCAGCGTACCGCCTGCCGGTCCGATCGGGAACAGATACTTGTCGTTGAACGAGGTCGGGTTCAGGTGGGCGTGGCTGTTCGGACCGTGGACCACATCGGCCAGACGGTCGTAGGCAACGCCCATTGTGTTGCCGCAGCAGCCAACGCCAGCGTGCTTGGCGAAGACGCCGAGCGGCAGCTTGGAGCCACGAAATACCTGCAAGTGATTGTCGTATGGTGTACGTGCCATGATGATTAGTCTCCTTTACTGATGGCGACGATAACGCCCATCGGGTCGATGACGTTGGTATCCCAGACAAATTCGCCGACCATGAAGTCCTCGAACTTGCCTTCATACCACTTGTTCGAGATGACGTCGAAGGCATGAAGCACGCGCTGTGTGTCAACGGCCACAACAGGCACCAGAGTGCCGACCTGTGGAACGCTGATCGGAGTCAGGTAGCGGGTGACGATCAGCTCGAACCCGTAGAAGTCCGAAGCGATCTTGCCGGATACCATGACGTTGTTTTCACCGCAGCACTGATTCAGCTCTTTCAGGTTCATCAGGGCATAGCGTTTGAGTTTCAGCGGGATCAGGATAACCGGACGGGCATCTTCACCCACACCGACTTCTTCCCCTTCGCCGCAGGTCCATCCCGACTGTGTGGCGACTTCGCCGATGGACAGGATCATGTCCTCGAAACCTTCCTTGGAATTGCCGTTCAGAGCGGTTTCATCCTGCCAGCCCAGTTTGACGTCGTGGTTCAGGACACCTGCATTGTTGCCGACGTTGTTCGGGGAGGCGGAAGCGATGATCTTCGGAATGGAATAGGCATCGATCAGCTTGGTGATGTTCTTGCTGATCTGACGACGGACGTTGGCTTCCCAACGGTCGAAGTTCGCGCACATCATGCGCTTGTCCGAATTGGACAGCTTCCACTCGAACTTCTTCGACTGACAGATGACCATCGAGTCCGTTTCGATACCGGGACCGGAAATGGTTTCCGGATGTTCGTTGTTGTCTGTGGACATGCCGAACAGGTCAAGGTCCTGTTCAACACCGTAAATTACACGAGCGCCGCAATACAGGTCTTCGTCATCCAGAAAATCGCTACGCGCGATGACCGGAGTCACTGCGCAAATCTGATATGAATAAACGATACTGGTAGAGATGCGGTCAGGTGCCCAGAAGGACCCGGCCACTCCACGATAACCAGCGGCATCTAAAAAACGAGCCATAAAAATAATTCCTATTTAAAACGTGTCAGGGATGACAGCAATCTCTTCATCTCTTCGGAGTTCCGTCCGCCGGATGTCCGGGACAGTTGCCGGATTCTGCGGTTGATCTCGTCAAATTCCTGTCGGGATTGCGTCTCTTTATTTACTGGTTCCCGCCTCATTGCCGATTGGAGCGATGCAGTGACGGCATCGGTCTTCTGGATTCGACTGTTCTTGGAACGCGTTTGGTCAAAGTAATCATTGATCCTTTTACCCAATGCTGCCGCCGCGCGGTCGATCTCCTTTGTGGTGCGTCCGCCCAGAAAGGCCGAGATGCTGTACTCGACGTCAACATTGTCTTTCACCCACTCACGGAACCTGTCGTTCTGTGAGAGCATGGTGAGTTGTGCGACAGGCGATTTCGGATTGTCCAGCAAATCATTGCGGTAATCGTTGATGCGCTGTGTCTCACGTTTGGAAAGCGACGACTCGATCAAAGACTCGACGTCCTGTTTCGGAGCCATACGCTTTGCCGCTTCCATCGTGACCTTCTTCATGATTTCGAGCATGGTCGGATCGACCGCCTCACGTTCTTCATCCGACAAGAGTTCCTCGATGGAGAAATCCTTCATGCGCTGTGCCTCTATCTTGGCGTTCGCCTCGTCCAGCATCCGCTGCATTTCACGGAGGCTGTTCTCATATCGCTGGCGTTCCTGTGCCAAGGTGTTTTCGAGCGCTGCGCTCTTCTGCTGTTCCGGTACTACCCGCCCCTGCATGGCAGCGAGCTGGTTACGGAGTCTGGCAAGTTCCTGTCTGACGTCATCATCGTCGTCCTGTGGACGGCGGGGATCGTCTTGCGGATCACTGTCGTCGTTTGTCGGAGCGGGATCAGGATCGGCCTCTGTGGGTTGAGGGGGATCGATCTCTGCCGGATCGCCCTCTTCCGTCTTTCCATCCGGTGGAACACCGAACGGGTTGCCGTATTTTTCCATCGCGTCATCCAGCGTCATGCCTTCCCGCTTGGCGGACTTGCGCATTTTCGACTGCATGATCTCATCCAGACTTTTTCTTGCCATTGTTATCTCCTAGCACCTACGGGTCTCGGCTGACTATCAGACGATCCCGGGACAGCGGTAATCTTCTCTACAAATTCCATGATGGCGTGAGCACTGGCGGTTAGGCCGAGCAATGCATCATGGTTGGACGACGTTCTGGCAGTGGCACGGTACAACGAGATTTCCGTATCTTCCGCTGCTCTTTTCAGCAGACGGGTCAATCGCTCGTTCGCAGCGAGTTCCTTTTGCAGTTCGTCCAGTACACGGGCAGGTGACATGACCTGCTCGGGATAAAACGTTTCCTGATCCATCAGCCTCTGCGCTTTCTACAGGATGCACATCCGGTTCCGATTTTCAGCGGAGCCGGTTTGGATGGCGATGCCATGCGCTTCGGATTGGATGGAATGGACATTGACGGTGAGGACGATACACGGTGGGATACCACGCGGTCCGCCTTCGTGAAATACTTGGGAGCAGCCATGTTCCTCATCCTTAAGGTTAGGTTAGTAAGCACTCACCAACATAGCGCAAGAGAGGGGAACAGTCAAGATACAAGGCAAAAAGAAAGGCCGCCATGCGGCGGCCAAGATGGGAGATGTCAGAAATCGACACGACTGGTCGGATAATTCGGCGCGACGATAAACACGTTACGGTCTTTTCTCGCTATTTGAACTCTGCACGAACTGCGTTGTACTGGTCGATGCAGTAATTGAGTTTGCGGATGGCGATGTCTCCATCGGTTGCGATGGAGATAATATCGTCAGCATCCGCTGGGTCAAGTTCGGCTCTTGCTTCTCCAGACCCAGTTCCGGCGGCTGTGGACACTGTGCATTTTTTGACAGCGACTGACAACCGTAACTTGCCAGCACGCAGATCATTGCGAAGCCGGCGATTAGAAATTTCAGCTTGTTGGATTTTCTCTTCATATTTCTTTTTCAGTTCGTCCCGCTCCTCGACCATTTTGCGTTCGGTCTCTCTGGCGGCCTGAAGGGAGGCGGTAATCTTCGCAGCGTGCTCGCCTTTAAGACGGTCGATTGCCTTCATGGACATAACGCCGCAGGCGATGAAGCCTGCGGCAAACCCGGCAATGACAGAGAGCAGAATCGTTTTCATTATTTGTTTCTATCCACGTACCCGCGGGGGCGCGACTGCTATTCCAGCCTCGATATAATATCATTATTTCAATGTGACCTTGCGTTCACTGAAGTACCGCCGCTCCCGGTGTTCTGCCTGTTTTCCTACGTTCCAGTTGGCTACCGGACGATGGTAACCCATCACACGGGTCCATACTTCACAGCGCGTTCTTTTGGATTCAGGTAAATCTTCTTTTTCCATGTTCATGTTGTTTCAATCCATGCACGCACGAAGAGTGCGACTGCTATTCCGATTTCGACATAATATCATTGTTTCATGTCTCGGCGGACGGGTTGGTTCCCGTAATGCGCAGGAGAAATCCGAAACCGCCGGAAACCACGCCGATCTCGCAATTCTCCGCGTCATGGGGCCATGTTGCATTACCACTTGGATCGTCGAATTCCAATCCCACTACGCAACCGACATTGACATAGAACTTTGTACTGCTTCCAGTTGTTACGACGTTCCCCTGCCATATCCGATTTCCGTTACCATTATGCACCGTGTCGGTATCCGTGTCCGCATATCGCCTCGGATAATAGTTGGACGAGTTGCTATTGGTTACGGTCATCAGCGTGTCGTTTGACGCAAACACCATGTTACCTGCCAGAACGGGGCCTTCAAACCATGCCGCGAGAGCGGCAGGAGTATAGTTGTTCGATGTCCCCCATCCCTCCGGCATCTCGCTCATGGTCAAAGCGGGATGGTCTGCGAAGATCGCGATCTGACTGCCGATCAGTAAAGGGTCGAGTTGCACAGAACTACCTGCCGGAATTTGGATGCTTTTCAAAACGACGTCGCTCTGCTGAATCGTCAGCAAGGCCGGAGTGTTATTAACGATTTTGGCCGGTGGGTCCTCTACAGGAACGCCAACGTACGCCAGCTTCACTTCCTTCGCCACACCGCCTACTCCGACGTAAATCTTCGCGATCGGTTTTGCCAGACCGCCCACTCCGACGTACGCGCCTCGCAATCCAGTGGTCGGAGTGGCTGGAGGGGCTGGAGTAGCAGCAGACGCCGCTTCATAGAGTGAGGCGATGAAGTCGGAGTCGAAGGTCCATTGCGATCCGTCGTCTGTATTGGGAATACTGGGCGCGCCACCGCTGGGTCTTTTATATTTGTAATATGGTCTGCCATCACTGGACTCGGTTTTGGCAATGATGTATATGGATGATGCTTCTTTGTTCGTTACGGTTAGCTGTGCGGGCCATGTAAACTCCATGCCGTCCGGGCAATTGAAATAGAAACCAGGGCGTGTGGCGGAGTCAGTGTCCGCTGTGACATTATCGCAAAGCTGCAAGGCACCATTGGTCATAGTAAATGTTAGCAGCGGATTCGTCAGTGATGGGTCTCTTGTTGCCATATCTTTCTCCTTTCTTTCAGTCTTCCGCCCTGTCAGGCGCTTGCGTCCGGGTCGTAAACCAGCACAATATGGCCTTCCGGCAAAGCCGAATTAACTCCCGGGTCCGTCGAGGTATAGGTGATCGTCGGCACGGACGCCTTGACCGTCTTGAATTCTTGAGCGATGCGTTCGACAACATCACTGATGTTTTCTGTAAGCACTTGGCTCATTGCCTCTCTCCTTCCAAATATAAAGCGCCACCGGATATATCCGAGCGGCGCTCCGGTTTTTCAAAATCCTGCGGCTATCAGGCAGCGGTCAAAGCCGTTTCAAAGACCGTGACGAAGTTGGTGTCAGTTGCACCAACAGCGATAGTCAGATTATCGACCTTGGTTTGCGCAGAAGCAGCATTGGTTGCCGCTTCATTGGCCTTGGTATTGACTTCGTTGATGGCAGCAACGACGGTATTCTTGGCCGTGGTAGCCAGATCAGCGACCGCACCCATTTCGGCAGACGCAGCAGCACCGATGTTAGTGCGAGCCTGACCTTTCTGTTCGTCCGTCAGAGTTGTGGACTGATCCTGATCGTAACGGACGGCACCGCCTGCGATGGTTTCCAGCGCTTCAATAGCTGTTTTGTTGGAATCGATCAGGTCAGCCAGTTCTTTCAGGGTGTCGTATGCTTCACCTGCCCCGCCCAACAGATCATCTTTCACGGCCTGTTTGGCAGCGGTAACGACGTCTTCGATCTTGCTAGAAGAATATGTCTTGGTGGTCGATGCAGCGGTATCGTCGATGATGTCGCCCAACAGGGAGGTAACGGAATCTTCGACCTTTTTAACGCGGGTATCCAGACCGGATACGTTGGTGTTAGTAGTGCCAAGACCAGTGACCAGTTCGTTGATCGCAGCAACAGCGTCGGTTTTTGCGGTCGTAGTCAGCGTAGTAAGGTCGCCGACCTTGGTTTCCACTGCCTTGACTTCACCATGCAGTGTCTTGCATTCAGTACCCACACGGGTGGCAAGGGCGGAAATTTGATCTGTTAATGCCATTTTGATTTTCCTTTAAAAAGAATGAAAGAAAGGTAACTCATGCATGCAGGGCTTCCTCGAAAACCTGCACCGGGTCCTCGGTCAGCTCTGCTCCGGGAAGTTTACTATAGATGTCGTTGATCTGGACATTCAATGGAATGCCACCGCTTTGTACCGATTCAGTATCAATACGAAACGGGACGGCTTCACCTTCGACTCCGAGATATATCTTGTTGATTACTTTCATGTTTGTCTCCGTTTCAGGTTCGATGTCAAATCATTCTGTAGTGGCAGAGAATGCTTTCTTCGGGCGGCCGCGGTGCGATCTCTTGGAGGAGGATAAGGCATCCAGTGCGGCTGATACAACAGGCGATACCGCAATGGACGATGCAGTCTGTTTTTCAGATTGTACCTTCTTTCCGCTGCCATATACCAGTACGATATTATCCGATTTCAAAGGCGACCCTGCACCGGGATCGATGCCAGTAACGGTGATTTCCTTGATCTTGGATTCGAGAACGTCCATCCGGGTCTGCAATGCCGCTATTCCAGCGTTCTCAATGTCGGGGATGGTGATTTCCTTGATCTTGGATTCGAGAACGTCCATCTGGGTCTGCAATGCCGCTAATCTGGCTCTCTCAATGGCCAGTTCACGAGACAGTTCCGTAATGTCGTTACGAATTTCTCTCACGTCTGCCGCCAGTGCATCCATTCGCTCCAGCAGGGATGCGATCCCCAACCATTTCATAAACCACTTCTTCATGTCATGCCTCCACGCTGATGATGTTACCGTTCTTGTCGATTGTATAGTTCATGCCGTACTTGCCTGTGCAGACCGCATATTCCATCGCCCTGCGGTTCGCCAACCCTTTCGAGTATTTGCCTTTGATATAGACCCATCGCTTCAATTGTGCGCAGGCCTCGCCATACTTGCCCCGATTGATGTATTTCAGAAGAGATGACGACCGGAAGTTTCCCGCTCCCACATTATAGGCAAAGGACACATAGGCGTCGAACTCCCATTGATAGAGCGGGACCTTGATGTACGACTTGATCCGGTCGGCGGTCTGGCTGGCACTGGAATAGAGCATCTGTCTGGCTTGTGCTTCAGTCACTGTGTCACCCAGTTTGACGCCCTTGGTTTCACCATATCCGATCGTGGCGACACCGCCCTGATCGAGATACGCCTTCTCGCTGAATCCCTCGAAGTTAGTGATCAGTCCGATAGCCGCTGCCGATACAGACAGAGAGCCGATTGCCAGTCTGATCTTTTTGCCGAGCTCGTTCATGACCGGGACTTCCAAGGGCAAATGCAGGACACCATCATGGCGCTGCGGTCGGTCGGCGTTCCCTTGATCCGCTCCTTGATGGCGGACTGGAGTTTCCATCCCAGATAGATACGGATGCATTTGGTCTTCGGCCATGTCGGAAGGATGGCATAGAGCATCCATCTGGCCGTGATCGGGTTGTAGGATGTGGTCGCCACCCAGACGCCCGGATGATACGGAGAGTCACCTGTCTCGACGTCTCCCGCCCAGTGGATGACCTGATCCTTGCTGACCTTCGTGTTCAGCAGATACCATGAGAAACCGTACGCCTTGTTGCGCCAGAGCCATGCGACGCGTTGGACATACGGACCGATTTTCGGATGCTTCTTCACGAAGTCGGCCCACCGCTCGCGGTGCTTTCTGTCGCCCAACATCGTGTTGTCTGGCGTCAGCCACATGCGCAACGGGTTGTATTTGCCGAGCGTGCTGTTGCCCTCTTCGTCGGAGAACAACGCGATGATCGGTGCCAATGGGTATGCCAGTAATGTGGTAATCAAATCAATCGGCAAATATAAAAACCAGATCATTTCATTATCCGTAAAGTATTCTCACATAACCGGGAGCACCGCAACCGCCCGCTGCGGAATCTCCCCCGGCGCCTCCTCCGGAACCGTACCCAATACCAGCGCCGCCGGCACACCCATCGCAGTCCCAGTTATATCCGGTTCCTCCTGTACCCATCGCGCTATTCCCCCCAACACCATTGCCGGAATCCGCGTTGCCTGCGCCACCTGTGATCCATGTACCGGCCACATTGCGGCTGCCATCTCCTCCCGCTCCTGCATAAACGTTCCCTCTTTCGGCGTGCGTTGCGCCGCCGCCATAGGTCACGATGTCCCCAAACGAACTGTTACCGCCGGCGTCCGCCCAGTACGTGGAACCGGAACCTTGCATACAAGTACCGGCACCTACGCAGACGTAATAGGATTGACCGGGCGTAACGGCAACGGTGCCGTTGAAGTATCCTCCTCCACCGCCGCCGCATCCCAAGTGCGCACTGGAAGTACCATAGTGCCCTCCGCATCCTCCGCTGCCTGCCGCCTGAAGGGTCAGGGTGATCTTCGTTGTACCGGATGGTGCCGTCCAGTAATAGCAGTTGCCGGGAGCGACCGGCTGGACGACATCCCCAGTGTTCTCCGTCTTGATCTGACCGGCGATAGTCCGGATGCGGGCTTCAAGAAAAGCGAACAGATCGGGACCCAACAAAATCTGCTTGGCGCGTCCTGCCGGTGAACCGACGTACGCTTTTCTCAAAGTTCTGGATGGATCGGACAGGCTGTACAGTTCCGCTGCATCGGCCAGCATGATGCGTTTGTCCTGCTCCTTGATATCGTAGTGGACCCCGTTCTCATCAATGTAGATCGGATTCAAGCCTTTTACGATGGCATCCTGAATAATGTAATCTTCTATCATTTGTTGGCCCATGCATCACGACAAACATCACGAATGAAGGCATCCAGCGCATTCAGGTCGATCATGTTCTGACTGATGAAGATACTCTTCGCACGGCCTGCCAGCGAGCCGACAATCCATTTATTCAACGTTCGTGTGTTTGCCATAATGTGTCTCCTTTAAATAGGCTACGCCCACTGTATCAGGACATAACCGTTGCCTCCTGCTCCACTGATCTGGCCGTTCGCCACTCCAGTGCCTCCTGCACCATACGCATTGCCGGTTGGACTTGCACCTCCCGGTTTCGGGTTCGAGTCGTTTCGTGTGCCGTTGCCGGTTCCGGGATTACCGTTCTTCATCTCCAAGCCCTGCGTAATGTTGGCCCATGATGCAACCCCTGCCGTTCCGGCTTCTGCCACCGATGGACCTCTTCCGCCTCCTCCGCCTCCTCCGCCAGTACATGTGATGTAGCTGCCGAACGAGGACGCTCCTCCTGCACCGACTACCAGCGGGATACCGGAGTACGGTGTCACCGCAATAATCGCCCGTGCATATGCACCACTTCCGCCGCCTGCTCCCGCTCCCCAGTCGCCGTGTCTTTCCCACAGCCCTGCACCGGAACCTCCTGCCCCCTGAACCGTCACCGTCACGGTCGATACTCCTGACGGCACATTGAACGTCCAGCTTCCCGGAGTGGAGAACATCGCGGATTTTTCTGTTCCTACTTCAACCTGCAAATCGTTGACGATCTTTGTCACTCTGGTCAGTTCGATTTGCAAGTCATTAACCTTCTTCAACATGTCAGGCATAAGGCCTTCCGGATCAAGCTGTACCAGCCTCGCCTTGTCAACCAAACTGCCTGCATACCACTTTTTCAGTATCCTTATACCAGCCATTATATTCCCCCCCTGTCAAAACAGGACGGAAATAATACGGTTATACTACTCCCTGCATAGTTTGTAGGCGGTATTCTTTGCCGCCTGCTTGTTCGCTTCGAGATCAGTCATTACCTTCATCCTCATGCAACATGGAAACCTTCGTCTCCAATGTTCCTACTCGTGTGTACAAAATGGCGATGTCACGCGCCATTTTGTCCTGACTCTCGTCCATCTGGTCGATGCGATTGATTATCCGCACTTCCATGTCGTGCAGCCGCCTCTCCTCGTCGAGCTGCCATGCATTGCGCATAGCGGTATTCTCATCGAGCTTGACGGTCAGCCTTTCGACCTGCCGGTACAGGCCCCGGAACATGAACCATGTCACCGTTCCGAGGGCAGAGACCAGCAGGAAGATGATCCCGACGAAATGTTGTGCGGATACCGCTTCGATCATTTACCCATCCTTACGGATTCTGTGTCCACTGTGCAACCAGCGTAACATTATCACCCGCTGTGAACGTATCACCTGCCTGATAGGTGTTCGCTCCATCACTCCATCCAGCGAACGTGAAACCGGATTTCAACGGCACCGTTTCCGGAATGGTATATTCGGTCCCCCGATCGACTGTCGCCGTTTCAGGTACTCCGGAATCCGCTCCGTCTCCGTTATAGGTGATGACCGTCAGCATCTGCCAGACCGCCGTCAATGTGACATTGGAACCGACGATGAAGCTGTCACCCGGCTGATAGGTATGGCCTTGGTTTTCCCATCCAAGGAAGCGGCCTCCATCCATTGTCGGGATGGCATCGACCGGAATGGTGTAGGAGCTGTCTTCCTGTGCGGTCGTCGCTGCCGGAACACCGGATGCCGCTCCGGCACCATCGTATGTGATCGTGAAGGTTTCGAGCACTTCTTCATAGACAAAGACCAGATGGCCTTTCGGTAATGGAGAACCCACGCCCGGATCGGTCGTTGTCCATGTTACTCCGCGATCATAGAACAGTCCCTGATCCAATCCCAGTCCGAGGCTGTTGTTGGCATCCTTGGACAGCAGAACGGACGGTGCCGCCTCGTTCTTGATGAGGTTGACAATCGTGTTCTGATCGACCTTCAGCTTGCTGTCATCGCCTTCGACAATCAGGTTGCCTTCGTCTTCCGAGATCAGGTCGCCTGCAATCTGATCGCTTTCGGTCTTAACGAGATCGACGACGGTCTGCTGTTTGATAATGAGCTTGTCATCGACTTTGGAAGTCGTCAGGATGTTGTCCAATTCCTTCGATACCAGATCAGCCGATGTAACCGGCGGATTGTACAGCTTGTTGTCAGAACCGGCGCGCAGCGTGTTGCCTTCATCGCCCGAGATCAGAACATTCGGGTCGGTCACGACAGCAGTGACGAACAGCTTGTTGGTGTCATCCACGCCGAGAGAGTTGCCCGGACGCAAGGACACAAGGCTTTCCGGAGTGACCGTACCCTTGGCGATTTCCTCGATCACGCTCTGTGGCAGAGCAGCCTTACCGTTTTCGTCAAGCCGAAGGATTGTATCGCCGGTCGCCAAGAAATCGGCGGCCTTCGGTGTCGGCGTATAGATACCGCCGTCCGTTCCTTCGACCGTATAGTTCCCTTTGTCCTTGGAGATCAGGGCACCGGAAGGCGGAGTGTAGGCTTCGATCATATTGTTGATGACATTCTTGTCAACAACGATCTGATTGGCACCATTGACCTTGGCGAGATTGTCATCACCCGGAGCGACGTAATCTTCCATTTCCGGTTTGACGTACAGCTTGCCATCAGCACCCTGTTTCAGGATGTTGCCTGCCTCAACGGAAATCAGTTCCCCGTTGTTTTCCTTCACGTAATGGTCAACAATGATCTGGACCGTAGCGGTCTTGACTGTCATCTTGCCGTCTTCTGCCGAGGTCGTGATGATGTTTCCGGATTCGGCAGAGATCATGTCGGACGGGGCGGTGGCTGGAACATACAGCTTGTTTTCCCCATCCATGCCGAGCTGGTTGCCCTGCTTGATCGAGACGAAATCGCCGATATCGACCTTGGCATACAGTCCGTCATCGGAACCCTTTTCGATGATGTTGCCTGCATCCTTGGAGATCAGGCCATTGTTAACCAGCTCGCTGGCATCGGGCACCGGCACGAAGATGCCGCTGTCAGAACCCTGCCGGACAGTGTTGCCTGCATCTTTGGACACGAGGTCTTCGACTGCGGGAACATCGACGTACAGACCGCCGTCCGCTCCGATCTTCAGATCGTTGCCGACCTGACTGGATACCAGTTCAGCCGGCTTGGTCGGTTCGATACGGGCATACAGCTTGTTGTCGGAACCGGCCACGATGATGTTGCCGAAGTCGCTGGAAATCAGCGCCTGTGCATTGACATCCGGCACCTTGACGTACAACTTGCCGTCTGCACCAATGGCAATAGCGTTGTCGTCTTCAGTGGACACAAGGTCGGCAGATGGTGTCGGCACCACTAACAGCTTGCCGTCTGCCGCTACGGAAAGCATGTTCGGTTCAACAGCCGAGACCAGCGAGTCGATGCTTTCCTTGCAGTTCATCTTTTCGCAAATGAACGCCAAGTCTTCTTCGCTCAAATCGTTCAGCAGTGACTTGAACGCTTCGAGCAGGTTATCGCACGTAAGCAAATTTACTGCCATTTTTCATTCTCCTGATTCAAAGTTATTCCTGCCAGACTGCTTTCATGATTGACGGCAGTAAGGTTTCCCATTGGTCTTTCGTGTAACTGATGAACGCTCCTGCTGCATACGGTGCATTGCCATTGTTCGTATCGATCCATCCAGTGAATGTCCGATCCGCGCTTTCAGGAATATTATCATACAGCTTGTACCCGACGGCGGGATTGTACGACTGGCCATTCGGCATGTTGGTCGCTTCCACGTCGGAGACATAATTCATCGTGAAGGTCCAGACCGCATAGAACGCCATGCCGAACTTCGGCACGATGCGGGTTCCAGCCGGGTAATCGACCGAGCGGCTGTCAGGCGACAGGCTCCATCCGGCGAACTTCGCTCCCTCGACGACCGAGCCTTCCCATTCCGGCAGGACCATCGCGAGATTGCGTTCGACGATGCGGGTACCCATCTCGACACCGTTGGTGACAGCGGGGAACTTGTTGATGTAGTTCAACGTGACCGTTTCGACGACCGGCGTATCCTCACCACAATCCACAAGGATCGGTTCGTAGGTGCCGTCATTGAAGAGAATCTGCATCCGACCACACAGCTCGAAGGTTCCTACCGCCTGTCTCGGCACGCTGCGAATATGAATGTCCAGACTGGACGGCATATTCGCGATGCGCATTGCAGGCATCGATCCGATCACGAGCGGAGGAACGTGGGTCAGGAATCCATTGAATCCATCCTTGCTTCCTGTTCCGCACGTGGGGCAGGAGCATCCTGCCGCCTCTCCTCCATTGACTGCATAGCCGATCAGGGTACCGCCATTGGCGCAGTTCACGCTGACTTCAAGCGACGCGTTCTCACGGGCTTCCGGATACAGGTAGGCGATGACATTGCCATCGCAGTCCTGCATCTCGACCGTCGCTGCCGGGTCTTCCATGCCCGGACGGAATGCCAGTCCTCCTCCCGGTAACGGAAAGGTTGCCAGATATCCGCAGGTTTCTTCGGTGACTTTCCACCGGATGTCGCCACAGATCGTGATCTGCTGGACGTTGACCTTATGGTCAATGCAGACCGAATAATCAGTGTTCATCCAAGGCCGGGTGGATTCGACCTCCCATTTACGCTGGCCGTACTGGTTCGCGTATTCCCGCTCCACAAGGTAATCGTCCGAGGTGTCATCCTTGTCGATCACGCACTTGATGTTGGCGGTCGGTGTCCAGACGATCTCGTTTTCCGGGATCGTCACCCACTTGATATCGCCGCACTGATCGACCTGCTGCTTCTGGACAGTGCCGTCTGGCAAAACCTGTGTCGTGCCGGTATCAGCCCATACGAGATCGCCGCATTCGGACCAGCGGGTGTTGCCAAGTCCATCGGCTTCCTGACATTCGTACTTTCCCGTCTCGACGTTGCAACGGCGGTTTCCCGTTTCCTGCCAGTTCGGTGCGGCGCATTCATCTGGACAGCCCCGCATTCCCTGTGTGAGATATTTGGTCGTGGTGCCGAAATTGGCGAACACGGTAGCGGTTCCCAAACCGTCGCCTTCATAGACCGCTTGAATGTAGGCACCTTGCGGATAGTCGAGGATGATAACCGGATTTTCCGGTGTCAGTCTGACCAGCGCGCGGGTCGTGCCTTCACAGGCGTTGCAGTACAGGGGCTGCACGGATTCGATGTCTGCCGGTACCGGTGGGACATTGATGCAGTCGCAGGAAAAGCCCGGAGCACCCGGCTTGATCTTGAGCAAACGGAACGTGACCTGATCGCCCTCCATCATGCCGATACCGCGTATCGTTACCTGCGAATCGATAATGAACGGTTCGCTGGTTTCGATCGGTTCTCCCGCCCTGAACAGCTCGACCATTTTCGTATTGTTGTTTGACATTATCCTTTTCCTTCCATATCTGTTTCGCTCGCACTGTCATTGACTGCGATAGGAATCATGCCGAGCAGGTGGGTGTTGACAAGCGGCGTTCTGGTTTCTTCCATCGTCAGACGGAAGTTGTCCCGATCGTTCTCATCCTTGATGTGCCGGACAGCGCGCATGGGCTGTCCCTGTGGAGCCGTCAGTACGACCACCGGATTCTTCGCGGTGATAACGACTGGCGTCCCGTTGAATTGTAAAACCGACTTCGCGGTAACTACCGGCGGCTGCACAACCGCCGGAGGACAATCGCATGGCTCGAACTTCATGCCCGGGGCATAAACCAGCTCGAAGTGTACGTAGTCCTCGTCGTCAACCAGTCCCAATCCGACCAGCGTCAATTCGCTGCCGACAGGAATCTGGAAGACCCGCGAAGCGTCGGACAGGCTTGTCCCGTCCAGCAATACTTCGCGTTCGACGTTAGCCATTGCACTCACCTTTCAGTTTCATGAGTTCACCACTGAACAGATCGACAACCTTCTGCAAGGTGGAAACGTCCTCGATCGGCAAGTCCAGCTCGATCTTGTCGTGCCAGTAAACTTGTTTGACTCCATTGATGTAACCGCCCTCGGTCACGAACATTCTGCGGCGCGCCCCTGTCGAGCTGACGATGGACAGTTCCGCCGAGCCGGACGGGTCGTATCCGGTCACTGTGCCGAAGGTATCCCATCCCATATGGTACAGTCGTGCTCCAATCGGGACACTTCGACCTGCGATTTTAATCTCCATGCTTATCCTCACATTGGTGAAACTTGTGTCAAATTGTAGTTGCTCAACCCACCGGGCTGCGCAACGTTCTGTTGAGGAACGCCCGATCTTCCATCCAGTGTCGGAACTTGTGGTCCGGCTGGATTCATGCCTTGTACAGGTTGATTCGCGGCAACGGCCAGAGCGTTTTCGATTACCGGGTCGGTAAGGCCGAGAGCATCTATCGGGAAGCCCGCTTGAGAAAGCAGTTGTCGAACTGAATATTCGATCGCCTTGTCAAGATCAGGTACGCCTTGCGCACGGGCTGAAAGCAGGGTCGGAAGAACCTGTTTCTGTTGTTGTGCTTGCAGGTCCTCTTTCAGCAATCCTGTGATGCCACGCACCTGCAAGTTTATGTCCTGTCCATCTCGGAGTTCAGGTTCCTTCATCATAAGATATTGGAACAATCCTGTAAACATCGGTTCGATCAGATAGAGGTCTTCATTGATCGCCATGCCCTTGATTGTCCGCAGGGCGTTCGATACCCGCTGTGTGTATTCACCCAGACTCGACCGCCCGAAATCCTGTGCACTGTAAGCGAAAGCGGGAATGCCGCAGTCCTCGTCCGCCTGCCGCAAGAGCTGTCCGACCTGCGTCATCAGCAGGTGGTACTGGGCCGTGACGGAGTTCATCGGACGCAGTGCATCCGGCATACTGCCCGTCACACCGAACCGCTCCTCGACGCTGTATCCATAGCCCGGACGGATGTTCAGCGCGTCATTCGGATCAGAGAACGCGCTCCGGTTATAGAGCAACGGGGGGCGGGACGCCCAGTCGATGTTGTGCTCGAAGCAGTACAGGATGCGGTTGACACGCTGCTCGGTATCCCACAGCATTCCGGCCAGCCCGACATAATCGAAATGCCCCTTGCCTGTCTTGACGAACGGTGCGCCGAAGTAGGTGCGGGTTTCTCCGTCCGGCTCCTTGATGAGCTGACAGCGGATCGTTCTTCCGCCCGCGACTTCCACACGTGCACTCATGTAATCCAGCGCGTCGATGCCATGAATGCCATATTCAGCCAGCTCACTGCCCGAGAAGAAACCTTCGTGGATCATCATCGGTATCTTGTCGTCGAGGTCCCAGAAGGGCGCGTCGTCGTTCCTGTCGGACGATTCTTCCAGCACCCAGACCCACTCACGATCCCGCCTCTCGTAATCCTCCAGAATGTCTCGGATGGCGCGCTTGTCGTATCCGTCGGTCTTCGCGCACAGGATCAGTTGCGCCTTGGTGATGTAGGTGATCTCGGTATTGCCGGTATTGGTCTGAAGGTCCCCGTCCTCGCTGTCGTCGATCGGGAAGAAGTCGTGCACCGACACATGCTTGAAGGTCGGCATGGTGACGAAGCTGCGGCGTACCCCACTCTTGCCGGAGTACTCGATGTACGGTCTGGTACGCCAGACCGGAAAGCGCATGTAGCCCATTCCGTACAGGGACTGGTCGAACTTCATGCCGGAGTACGCCTGACGGAACCCGCCCTCGATGGAGACATCACGCATTCTGATCTGCATCCGCTGTGCGGCCTGCGATGCCTGCGTGACGATTCTGGCCTGCTCGGCCTTCTTCAGCGCGATGGCCCGCTCTTCCAAGAAATACCGGATGCGGTCATCGACCTTGCCGGATGAATTGAGCAGCAGGTTCAGGTCGGCCATGCCGGATGCCTGCGCCTGCTCATAGACCGTCTGTTCCAGAAAGAACCGGATACGGTCACGTGTCGCCTTGTCGATGGTCGGGTCGGGTGTCGGGTTGCAGACCGCCATAGCGTCAAGCTGCGGCAGAACAAGGTCGATGCCCCAGTTCAGTGTCGCGTTGGTCTTCTGCTGTACTACGCCGTAGTATCGTGTCGGACGGACACCGAAGGCTTCCTCGAAGTCGGCGGCATCATCGACCGTGTACTCGCGGTTGTATTGCTTGATGGCACGGTACTTCGCACTCCAGACCGTCTTGCCCTGATGCTGTATGTATTCCTGCTGACGCTGGAAGGAACGCTTCGCACGCTGGCTGGCAATCTCTGCCACCGTGTCCTGCCCCTTCGCGTCCAGTTTTCTTTCTTCCATCATGCTTCCTTATGATCTGCGGCCCCATCCACCGAGCGCCTTGTTCCGTCCTGACGCATTCCGCATTTTCAGAATGTCAGGCAATCGCATGTTATTGTATTTCATTTCCTCCGCGATCTCCGACTCCTGCTGCCCCTGAATGCGCATTCTGCCGTTTAACAGTTCCGCTCCGTTGGTCGCAAGGAAGATGGCGAAGGTCTGCAAGGCGTCCGCGAAATGGCTTGAGCCGTCGTGGATCGGCACCTTGCTCATGATGTTCTTCTCGACGTCGAACGCGTACCGGTACTGTTTCAGTGTGTCCAGTACGAACGTGCAGTCATCCGCCGGATTATCGACCGGTTCCTCACTGACGTTGATCTCCATCATCCGGATGAGCTGCGCGGATGCCGCGGTGCCGTCCGCCTTCTTGGTTGGCCGGGCGATGGTCGTGAAGTCGATGCCGTACTTCAACGCCTCGGCATGACGGGAGATACCGTCCAGCTCCCATGTTTTCGACCGGACATCGTGCGGCCCCACATGGATGCCGTAGCGGTACGGACGGCCACGCAGCTCGTCTGCACAGGTCGCCAGTCCCCTATCCTTCACGAAGAACCAGTCGATCATGCGAGGAACGCGGTTGACGATCTGCCACATGAACACGCAAGTGCCGTCTGCCGATCCGATATCCCACGAAGTATGTACCGGATAGCGCGGATCGTACTTGATCGGAAATGCCCTGTCCCGCTCCAGCTCGATCAGCTCCTCACCCCAGACCGCGCCGACAACTGCCGCCTCCCATCTGGACTCGAACTCCTGTGCGAACAGGGCACCGCCCAGTGTCGATCCGTAACGGGCCATGTACTTTTTCCGTGTGGCGTCCAGATCGGCCTTGTCGAAAACCTCGACGTCATAGGCAGACAGGTGCGAGGCATACGAGTTCGGGTCCTTCTGGGCGTCCATGAACTCGTTGTAGAAATGATTCTTGCCGCGAACGGACGACACATGGATCGACCACCCGCCGTTTTCCAAGAGCATCGGCTCGAAGTACGCGAAGGAGGTCGGGTTCGACAATGCCGCTTCCGACATGACGATCCCGACCGGTGCACCTCCAACAAGGGAATCGATGTTGTCCGAACCGATCAGTTGCCACACGCTGTTGTTGTGCAGCGTGAGCTTCATCTGCTGGTTGTCCACGTGCCGGATCAAGTCAGGCGGGAAGACGTCCTTCCACCGCTCCTGTCCCGTATGCGGGTTGCGCATTTCCCAGATGACCTTGCGTGCCTGCGCATACTCCGGCAGGCAGTGATAATAGACGCCGACACGCTGCTGCGATTTCGCGGCGGTGATGTGCATGGACACCTCGTCCTTCCCCAACCGGCGCGCCCATGCCAGTACCGCCCTCCTGAAGTCGGGACGCATGGCGCGGTTCCATAAGGGCACCTGATAGAACCTCGGCTTCCAGCCGTTGTGGGGGAGAACGACGTTACGCACCATCTGCCGTTCCCTCGCCTGTGTCGGTGTCGGTGTCGGTGTCGGTGCCGGTACCGCACGGGTTATCGTCACAGCACTCCCGAATGGTCTCGCCCATGTCCGGGAAAGTAGGTTGGTGGGTGACAGGGAATGACGGCGGCAGACAGTCCACGACGTTGACCTTCAGCGCATGGATCGGATGACGGCAACCACTGTACTTGGGCGGCTCCAGTTTCAGGGTGTAGATGCCGGAGGGATAGTCACGCGGAATGTCGATCTTCGCCAGTCCAGTGCCCTCGTCTTCGAGTACGGGGAGAAGGTCGTGAAAGCACGGACCATGAACCTCGACCAATGATCCAATGGCGCACTGCTGCGCAGAGAGCCTGATCGAGTTGTCATCCTTCGTTACCGTTATCATCTGATTCTTCCTCCGAAGCGACTCTCCGCTCCGCTATGTTAGTGACCACTATCGCCAGACACACGACCGTTACTATGACGTACGAAATGAAGGTCGCGATGTGATTGCCCGATACAAGGCAGAAAAACGCGGCCAGAAGCAAAAAGACACGCGTCCCTGAACAACACCTGCAATACGTGCCGAATGCCTCACAGAAGCGCTGTACGGGCGTCAGAGCGTCGATATGATCGCAGTGGCAGGGATTGAGCTTGTTCCACAACGGCGCATTCGGGTCCGGGTCGTAGTATTCGTCGTCCATCATTTCCTGCGAGGTCTGGGCGCCATCACAATCAGGTCGGACACCGGCGGGTTCACGACACCCTGCATCGACGCTTTCATCCGCAGGATATCGGCCATCGTCAAAGCGGGCGGCTTACCCATGCGGACAATGTTGTTCTGTGCGTTGACGTTCGGCCCTTCGGCCTTCAGGTACATGGTCGCCCCTGTACCGGACACCGGCGTGAATGTCGTGCCGGTTTCCTCGTCATAAACTTTCTCAAATACTCCGGGACGTACCCGTCCCCTTGCGTCCATGATACCCATCTCGTTCCTCCTGTGTCGGGCGTCTGTACTGCGCCGGGTTCTTCTTCACCCATGCCAGCCGGTGGTGGATGGGCCGTGAAGAAGGACAGCTACACAGTACCTTGAATACTTCGTTATCCGGAATATAAACCATCAGATCGTTGATCCTGACGGACTGTGACGTCGTGACGTCGAGCGGCTTCATGCCAAGTCCCCGATATCAACAGCGTCGAGCGCGGCAGTAGCGGCGGCAGGTTTATCCGACATGTTCGAAAAATCGGCGATCTCTACCCTGATCGGACCACCCTCGCCTGTGACGATTCTGCGTTCCACGAATGCCTTGTCATGTACTTTCGCCAGCGCCAAGAGCAGCGCGTCGCTGTACTGCTTTTCCGTAGCGACTTTCTGTCCCTGATAGTAGATGCCCTTGTCCACGCCATCGACACCTCGACGCCAGACCTCGGCACGGATCAGCTCGCCGCACTGGGCCATGATGTCCTGCTCCTGTTCGCGGAATGCCTCGTTCTTTTCCCGCTCCTTCACGATGGCGGAACGGGTGACTCCCGCTGCCTTGGCTGCCTTCAGCTCAAGTCCCCGGTTGTCTCGCAACGCGTTCAGGTAAATTCCTATCTGGTAATCGTTCATTGGAAATCCTCCCTTGCTGAACCTAGCAGGTGCAAGGGAGGATGTCAAGGTGGGTATTATTTGCGGACGGAAGGTCTGACAAGCCAGAACACTTCGTTCTCGAACAGGATGTAGGGAAGGCTGTCCATGTCCCACTCGATCCTGCGGTTATAGACCTTGATGTGATGCGGTTGCTTCTTGAAGTGGATGAAGGCTGTCTTCAATGTCGAATTGTTGAAGCTGGTACTGACATCGAAGACTTCCATGTCCAGTGCCGGATCAGTCGCGTGATAAAGCATAAGACCCGGAAAGGAACAGGGCTGCGTCTTGAGCTGCTCGATGAAGGTTTCTTTCGTGCATCCGATCATATCGTTTCCTCCGCGTCCGCCTTCGCGTACGGATGCAGTGCAGCGGCGATTGCCGTGTACCCTGCCAGATCGACAAATGAATCCAGCTTCCCTCCCTTGGCGATGCGGGAGATTTTCAGCAACGCCATCATCATCGCCACCTCATGCGGCTTGATAGTGACATTAAGATAGACCGACCACAAGCGTGCTATCCGGTCGAAGTTCTCATCCGGTGTGCCATAGTCCTCCTGCCGCTGTCCGGTAATCAGGGCCTTCGCCTGATCCAGTACCCCTGCCATATACCCATTGCATGTCATCATGCCAGTTTCTCCTTCTGTTTATCAATCTGCCACCGTTTCTCAAGCATGATCTTGATCTCGGCGTCTTCAGTCAATTCATACATCTCGTCTATCGTCATTGTCCGGATGACCTTGCGCATTCTCATCAAGGCCTCCTTCGCCGATGCCAGTTCCAGCTCCGTAATCGGCGCTCCGTACTCCAGTCGTGCAATGAGCTGATGCAGGGGCGTCATGTTGCAGTTCGCATTCTTCCGCCTCTCCCAGATATCGAACACGTCCAGAAAGCCCTTGGCAGCCGGGATGAGCGGATAGCGCTCATCCCTGAACCGGTCGTGGAAAATGATGACGTTGTCAATCGTGTCCACCGTTCCCCGGTTTTCCAGCCCGTCAATCAGCTCGTCGAACGGCTGCATGATGAAGTTCACCCGTGTCAGGTCGGCAGCCAGAGAGGATATGTTTATTGGTTTTGGGCGGTACGGCTTGTTCCGTTTCTTTTTCGGTTTCGGCATCAAATCGTCCCTTCCTGAATCAACCGCATGAACCAGTCCTCTCCGTCCATGTGGAACCTGATCCGGTTCGTTGCACTGGCCATCGCATGTCCCATCTCGCTAACGAAAGCATACTCGACCTGATGCTGTCCGAATTCAAGCCGGTTTTCGCTCTGTATCCAGACGTGTTCGACTATTTCGACTTTTCCGTCTTGTGTTGAGATCACTGCATCCCGAATGGATGCCGGAACGATCTCATGCCACGATGCAATAAACATTCTGTCGTCCATCTCGAAAACGGCCTTGTTATTGATCGTATGGATTCTTCTGACGGGATAAACGATCTCATGGTGTTCCGTCCTCATGTGAGCACTCTGCTGTTCCCCTTGCAGTTTGATCGCAATATTACGAGCCACATGGCTTGTATGAATCGATCTCGACACGACCAGCGATTGCAACAACAGCCAGTCCGTTTTATGCATGTTCTCTTTCATCCAGTGCCAGTGGCGATCGATCCAGTCCACTGTGTCATCCGGATATTCATTTCCAATAGCTGTCATGATTTCTGTCATGATTCCTCTCCCAGTGATGCACCGTCGGCTGTCAGCATGACCGTAAACCGCCATGCCACCTTCTCGAACCGGAACCGGATAGTGAAGGCGTCGAGTGTCGGCATGTTGTCGATGAAGTAGTTGCGATACTCTCTTCGCCCGTTGACCGAAAACAGGAGCCTACCGTTCCGGTTGATCTCGACATTCTGCATATGCAGCGTCTGGGACGAGATGGTCGATGTCGCTATGATCTCCTTCCGATGCAACGTTACGGGAAGGCGGGAGACGTGCGCCCGGGTAGGCGTACGAGTCGCCGGTTTGACAGGCGACTTGCATTCCAACAGGTCTTCCAGTCGCTGGACTTTTTCATTCAGATCGACGAGAGCCTGATGGATCGTCCCGAGCGTTATGGAGGATGTGGTCATGAGCGTCCCTTTCTGCGCGAGTCCGAACAGCCGCGAACACGTGCCCTGATCCGGTCGTTGGCTTCTCTGACACGGTCATTGAATCGCCGGTCGCGTTCCTTGTACATATCGGTGCTTTTGCGCTCTTCCTTTTTCAGTTCCTCATACTGATTGAAGATGATGTCCGTCAAACTGGCGGTCATATGAGGCCCCTCTTTTTCATGGACTCGAACTGCTTGAGCACCCGATCCCGATTGTTTTCCGCCTGTTCTTTTGAATGAAAGAGATTTCCCATCAAGATCATGGCACGTTGGGATGGAAGGTTCGTATCGCATTCCAGCGACTTGATGGACCCGTTGACATCCACAAAGTAACACGCCTGTCCGTAAGTGAACTCGGCAACGGGCATACTGGACAGCACATAACATGTGCCAAGAATATTCTGAATACCGCTCAAAAAGTTGGTCAGCTGCATCGATCCCTGTGGCGAGTCAATCACCACTTCGCCTCTTTCTATCGAGAAACCGATAAGGCCAATTGCCGCCTCCCCATCTTCCTGCAATTTCTCGGTCACCTCATGAATCCGATTCTTGTCTTTGATAGGCAAGGCATCGTATGCATCCCACATAACGTCATTCATATTGAATGTTTTAGTCATATGATGCTCCTCTCTTCCAGTGACTTGTATTGCTTCACGATGCCATCCTTGGCGGCCCGCGCCTCACTCTCCGTATTGAAGTAGTTACCCATCAGCATCATGGCGCGATCGAATGCAGAGCGGCGCTGGCACAAGTTCGAGCTCACCTCTCCATCCGGCTCGACAAACCAGTAAGTTTGCCCTTCCCTGAACTTCGGGAACCTCGCATGGGACAAGGCATGAAGCAGCGCCAGCTCGTACCACTTGCGGTCGATAGCCATCTGAAGACTTTCTTTTATGCTTGGAACGTTCAGATATATCCTGCCATTGATGGCGGTCAGCTTCATGCCATCGTGCGTTATTTCTTTGTCCTTTTGCAGATTTTCCACTGCCCGGTCTATCCGTGCCTTCTCCTCCGGTGTCGCGGAGTTGTAGGCCACCTGCATGACATCAGACATCGGAAAGGTCGTCTGTGTGTGAATCGTTTCGGTCATTGTCGATCTCCTGTGGTTGTGGTTGTGTTGCGGGTGACATCCCGCAGATGTTCTCGTAGGCGACCTGATAGGTCGGTGCCCCGAACCGTCTGCGGCGGATGTCGCCGATCATTCCGGGCTGGTCGCGCAAGAGGGACGCCGCTCCGATCTTCAGCATAAACAGCTCGAACAAAGGTAACGGAAAGGCCCCGCCGTACCGGTCAGGTGGTCGCTCCCAGCGCCACCAT